AATGCCAGCAAATAAAACCCGTAAAAATATCAAACACAAAACCATTCGCTTTAAAGACCACCCCGATTTCACACCCAATTTAACTCCCCGCGAAATGTTCTTGTTAGGCTCTTTCGGCGGAACCTACTGGCGACCCATACACTCCAAAACAAACAATCGCGACTACAAAAACGTCCACCATAAATACAAATCGTGGTGGAAAGGCATTCCCGAATCTGACCTATCGTCTCCCGACTACGACGTTACTAAAAATAAATACGGCGTTAAAGTCGGACTCTCTCTCGATTATTGGGAGAAAAAAAACTGGATTCACCCAAATAACCCTTACGGTTGGGTCCACTGGTATTGCGACTTCTACCGCGGTAAAAGAGGCGAAGACGATGAACGACAAATACAACGCTGGAAAGGTCTCGCCGGACCTAAGGGCAGATTTATGCGATTCCTCGTCACACAAATTCTCAAGAAAAACGCCAAATGGAACGACGAAACCGTCAGCCCCAAAATCAGACAAGTATTACAACACTGGGGATACGTGCTAACCAAAGACGATTTTGACCGCGAAATCAAACGCAGACAACAATCCTAAATCATTGTGAATATTTTGATTCATAAATATCAAAATATTTATTCGCCATTCTCTTTTATCGTCTTCTTGTGGATTTTATTTGTCCCATTTATTAACGTTATATCCACATCCGATTTCAATGTCCGCAGTGTTTCCGCGTCTTGGTCTTCGTATTTCATCTGGAAATTTTCGAATTGACTCTGTTTTGAATCCTTGATTTTTTCCTTGTTATCCGAATATTTTTGAGCTGCCACATTATAACCATTTTGTATCATATCATTCATTGCCTTTTCTCGACTCGTTGTAACCCATTCATTATCCTTAAACACCTCCGCATATTTTAATTTTCTATTGGTCATCTTCACATTGTGATTCTCTGGATGCTCCGGATCGAAATGAATCATACGTATTATATTGGGTATTGTCTTGAAAGGTGCCATACTAATTGCCTTACATACTGCCTTATCTGTTATATAATCTATATTCTCCTTCCCGAATGTATTTACCGTTATATATATGTTTTGAGTGTTATTTGTTGTATTATTTGTTGTATTATTGTTGGTGTTGGTTATTCGTGTGTTATTTGCTTTTAGCTTCGCATTTTGTTCCATCAATAATGCTACTTGAGCACGTAATTCATCCATTTCATTTTTATTTTCTTTTTCTCTTTCTTCCAAATATTGTTTAATGAGTGTTTTTCCTGTGCAGGTCTTTCTATGGAATGATAACCCCTGACGATATTTATATACTTTGCCACAATCTTCACACATATGCGTTTTACTCTCTTTTTCTCCATTTTTTCGTTTTGTCATCTTTTTATGTTTTACAGTTGAAAGATGTCTTTCATAATTAAATTTAGAGCTTGTAGTATAGTTACAACAATCACAATAAAAGGATGTTTCCTCCTTTTCCTCGTTTTTATTCATTATTTGTCACTATAGAGTAATCATATAATTTTTTTCTAAATAGTTTTAAAGATATAATTTATTATAACTAAAACAAAAAATGTTCATTCGATTTATGCTCTTACTCGTTTTTTACGGATTTAAACTCATTTTGTGTAACGATGGTAATTTATAATATTATGCTGTGAAATAAATTATATGTTGATATATTTTTTTCTGTCAATTGGTTTGGTATATTACCATATATTTTTTTCAAGTTTATATTCGTATTTTTTCGAGAAAAAACCTCGTTTATTGACACGAATTATCATTAAATATAATGTCAAAAGACGAGATAGATTTTTTAAAAATAATACGACACTGTTTATGCTTTCATTATTTTCAAATTAAAATATGTATTGACAGCATATTTTTATATTTTTCTATATAAATACTAAGGGGGAGGGTTCAAGAGATTAAAAAAATTTTGTTAAAAAAAAATAAGAATGAAAAAGTAATTTTCAGAAAATGGATTCTTTAGGAATAGAATCCAAAAATACAAAATTTATGAAAATCCAAAAAATTATAATTGTATATATAATTTGGTCACACAAAATATATATGTATGAATGTTTTTGCTGCAGTTACAAATGATTAACTCTTTTATTATCAGAAGCAATAGTTGATTCTAATAATTCTATTCGAGCACGCAATTCTTCTATTTCTTTACGTTGTGTTTCTATTAAAGATTTAGTATCATTGTTTCCCGTGCATTTCTTTCTGTGAAATGATAAACCCTGACGGAATTTATAAGTTTTTCCGCAAGCTTCGCAGCAATATCTTTTTTTCTCTCCGTCTTCTAGATTTTTTGAATTCTTTTTATGTTTTACAGATGAAAGATGTCGTTCATATTTGTATTTAGAATTGGTGGAATAATTACAACTCTCACACACAAATTTATATATAACTTCACAATCGGACATTATAAATATATTATCAATTTATTTTTATATCATTTTCACAACGCATAACTCGTATATGCAGTAATTTTATGAAAAATACATTCAATGTATCATACAATAATAGATAGGTCATTTTCGTCGTTTTCTTTGCGGCAATATGGGCACAAATGATTATTGACCGCATAGTGTGTTTCGATACAGTCCAAACAGTAAAAATGTTTGCATGAGGTGAGTATATTCGATTTATTTTCGTAGCAAATGTAGCAAGCTTCTGTGGAGAGAACTTTCCGTTTCTTTTTGATGTTGAGTATAGAAATAATGTCGAAGTGAACGATTTGGTTATCGACAATAGAAATATAGTAGCACGAAGGTCTCGAATTAACGAGTAATTTTGCCACATCGATATCATTTAATTTACAGGCATTAATGAATAGTCTATTGTTTGAATTGTATATGGGTATATGTGGGAATACAGAAATCATCCATTCAGCCATTTCTAGGTGGTCACTGAGAACTTCTTCAAAAATAGTGTATAGTTCTTGAATCGTGAGGAAATTGAACAAATCGGGCATGACTTGGTGAACCCATTTGATGAGTTCAAAATAGTTTTGATTGAATATATGAGTAATGAAATGTGTATTCCTAAAGGACATATTTGGATTTCTTTTGTAGAGGTATTTGGCGACTTCCAATTGATTATTTTCACAGGCCAACAAGAATGGTAAATTATTGGCTATATTTACATCGATATGAATACTATTCAACATCCATTCAATTAATTCAATGTTTCCAACTTCGCAGCCAATTAAGAAAACATATTCGTTAATATTGATTTCATCTCTAGTGTGATTTTCAATAATTGAGTAAACATCCATTCATATATAATACGAAAATAGAATAGTTCAGGTTCTCGAATGGTTCTCGAATCCATAAAAATATTTTGTATGAAAAAACACAGAATATTTTACTTGAAAAAATAAGTTAGGTTTTATGGCCGAAATAATTTCGAGGTGTTTGAGAACCCATCGAGAACCTAGGCATTAAGAATTTCTTTTGGAACATAATAATAAAGGCCAATACCGACAATGAGCCACACGATAAAACTGGAGCAAACATCGTATGGATAATAGAAGATTTTGAATGGTAAAATGAGATTGTAATATAGGACCGGTATGACGGTAGCTATGGACATAATAAGAATACTGAATGCGTAAGGCATAAGTCGGTGTTGTCTGATGAAGAAAAGGCTGACGAGTTCGAGAGGAATAGTGATGAGTATGCCTGCTAAAAGGGGGCTACTGTGGTTGGCGAGCCATGTAGAGCCGGCTAAAATGGTTCCTCCGATCATAAACCTACAAAATAGTGTATATAGCATTTCCGAAGTCATGTTGTATTTATATAGGGGTGATAAAAAATCAACGAATATGTTTGATGAAATTGAGGAGTTCTTTGCGTTCTCGTGGATTAAGGATGGCTAATTGAACATTAATGGAACTGTTTTTATTCTTTTGGCAATTTACAAATTTATAGTAGAGGTATACGCGTTCCATAGATTTATGTCTGAGACTAAACAAATTTTTAAATTTGCGTAAATAAAGGTTACAATATTTGAAATAATATAGGTAATAATTATTGATGAACATTTTGATATCAGTAAGTAGGAAGTCACACGTATACGATGAATTAATATATTTAGACAAATAGTATTGAAATAAGAAAGTTTTCGTTGTATGATAAGAGCGAATATCTTTACAGATGGTTTCGGGCATAGGTTCATAAAGAAATGGCCAAATATGGTTTATAATGACGTCTTCTGGTAATTTCCGTATGTATTTTTGTAGATTCATTGTTGTATATAAATACAGAGAAAATCTATTATGTTTGATTGTAATAAAAATTGAATAATGATAAAAACGGTATAGAAAAATACACATATGAAAAATATATAGGAAGCCCCTGTAGCTCAGTGGTAGAGCGTTTGCCTTGTAAGCAAAAGGTCCCGTGTTCAATCCACGGCGGGGGCACAATAAAAAATTGATTGTGTTTTTATGTAATGATGTATATCATAACAACACGAGTATGACTACAGTTAACAATATATTGAAGAAGTTCGAGGGTTCATTGGAGAAAATTCAAACAGAAGATTTCCGTGAATTTTTGGAGGATATGCGAAAACAAATAAAAGATACAAATATGTATTGGGTTCACGACGAGGTTTCGGTGGGTCCTGATGATGAAATCACGCGTGAAATAATGGTTGATGCTGAAGACAAGCATTACACACAAGTATTATGTTGTATGAGAACAGATGAAATGCGTATAAGTGAGCGTCGATATCGTTGTTTGAAGTCAGTAGTAAATGATGATTCTGAGGTATTGAATACGCTGGTTTCAATCGGTTATGATGGAATGGATGAGGCGAATAAGAAGGCGGCGGATGTGTTAAGAACGGGTGGAATACAAAAAGCAATAGAGCATATGTTTACTCGTGAAGATGGGACACCAATGACATATGGTGAAATGCGTTCAATATATGGATAATAATACAAATAGAATATAGAAAAAATATGATATAATATGTAATGAATAGTTTGTTGGTATGTTTCTTGTTATTGGGTTTGTGTGAATCCTTTTTTCATCGTATTCCAAGGAATGCGGGATTGGCACGATTTATGCGTAGGAACTATCCATTTTCGCAGACGTATTATGAGAATTATATAAGGCGTTTAAATTCGAAGAACATAACCATTCAGCAGCGTGAAATTTTGAATGTGGATGATTATATATCGAAAATATCGAATGATAAGAATGAGACAGAGAGTGATAAGAAGCCGACATACCGAATAATAATCAATAATGGAATGTTTACGCCGATGTTTGATAGTGAGAATGAAGATGACGAGGAAGGGTATAAGCCAAGATTTCCGCAAGGGAAACGTAATAATGTTCGAATAAAATCTGATAATTTTGAGTTGGTTCAACAGACGGAAGTGAATTTCACTTCTGTTGGAGGTTATGAATTGATAAAAATGGAGTTGGAGCAATGTATTGATATATTGAGTAATTATAGTAAATATGCTCAATACAATGTGCGAACTCCAAAGGGTTTAATATTCGAAGGTCCGCCGGGTAATGGAAAGACATTATTGGCGAAGGCATTATCGGGAGAGGCGAATACGTCATTTATAGCGGTTTCGGGTTCGGAGTTTCAGGATAAGTATGTGGGAGTGGGTTCGAGTAAGGTTCGTGAGTTGTTTGATTTGGCTTGTGATAATGTTCCTTGTGTGATATTTGTGGATGAGATAGACGCATTGGGTCGTTCGCGAAGTCGTGATGGTGAAACGGCGTCTACGGAGAGAGATAACACACTGAATTCATTGTTGGTGGCGTTGGATGGATTTAAACGAACAAACGGAGTATTTATTGTGGGTGCTACAAATCGTGCTGATTTATTGGATTCTGCTTTGTTACGTCCGGGGCGTATAGACAAGAGGATATACATAGGTAATCCAGATGAGAGGACTCGTGGTGAGATTATTCGTATACACATAGAAGGTAAGCCGCATGATGAGAGTGTGACACGTGAGAAGTTAGTGGAAATGACGGGTGGTTTTTCGGGAGCTCAAATAGAGAATATATTGAATGAGGCGATGTTGAATGCGTTGAAGTATGACCGTCACAAGTTTACGATGGATGATGTTGAGTTGGTGACAAATAAGATGATGGTGGGTTGGCAGCCGACGGAGCATCAATTTACGAGTGATATAATCGATCACATAGCGATACACGAGATGGGTCATGTGATAGTAGGTTTGCTTTCAAGTAATCACGCAAATATGACAAAGGTGATAATAAATTTATCGTCGCCTTCATCGCCGGCATATACGGTGTTTGAGTCATCAAAATCGGCAATATTTACGCGTGAGGCATTGATAGAGCATTTGATGATATTGTTGGCGGGGCGAATAGCTGAGGAGGTGATATATGGTGTGAGTGTAACTACGGGTGCTATATCAGATTTTGAAGAGGCATTTAAGTTGGCACATAAGATGATAACATATTATGGGATGGGAGAACAGGCGATATATCCGAATGGTTCGGAGAAATATAAGGAGATGATAGATAACGAAATATCGCGATTGATTCAAGATGCTTATGGTTATTCACAGTATATAGTTCAACATTCGAAGGATTTTATATTGGAGAGTGCTGAAATATTGAAGGAGAAGAAGATGATAAGTGCGGAGGATTTAATAGTGTTAATTCATACAAAATATCCTAGTTTGTTTGATTTACGCACTTGAAAATGTGAATAATACAGATTATGACTAACTTTATATATACTAATGTGTATATAAAGTAATGGAAACAATATATGAGCTTCAAAACAAAATATGGTTTATAATGATATTTTGTGGTTCGGTAATATTAGCGGCAGTTTATATTTACAAAAACTGTGACGTAGGTAATTGCGTTCATAACCGAATATTGAATATTAGAGATATAAGTTTATCGAGTTGCGACGAGAAGAATTCCGAAGTAGATTCGCAGGCGTCAACGGTAGTGGTCTAATTATTTTGTTTGATATTTCCTTCTGGTTTTTTTCTTGTATGATTTTCTGTGGAGTTTTCCTCTGGTTTTTTTCTTTCCGCCCTTTTGTTTCTTCATTTCTTTCATCATTTCTTTCATTTTCATTTCATTATCGACATTTTCCGATATTTTTTCGAGTAGTTTTGAGTATTTTTCATTGAGTGTAGATATTTCAGAGTGTGTTGCGTCTAATTGTGTAATCAAAAAATCGAATTCCTTTTGTAATTTAATGAGGTTATTATTGCGAACATTATTAATGGTGTTTAAAAAAGTTTCATTTATTTTTTGATTCACACTGTCCATATGTGCTTGATATTTTTGGTATCTTACGGTAAGTTCGAGGTGTTTTTGTGCGTAATTTTTGAAGAAGTTGTCATGTTTTTTGTTCATTTGCTCGAACTGTTCTTGAATAAGAATTTCTCTTTCGAATTCTTTGCTGGGAGTTCTTTGTAAACTACTCATTATATATATTACAAAGATTTTTTTGCGGAGTTTCCTTATACTTTTTTTCTGTATGACTTTCTTTTGGTTTTTGACTTTTTAGTTCTTGTTTTTGATTTTCCTGCGTGTTGTTTTCCTTTTTTTTCGGCAGTTTTTTTTTCCGACTTTTTAGCTTTTTTATTACTTTCATCTCTTCTTCCTGTATTAAGTAAGTCTATATTTTTTGAAGCCACAATACCTATTCTAGGTTTATTTGGGTCTTCATTAAATGCCATATTGTTCATAGAATTTATAAGAGACTCCATTCCTCCCTTTTTTTGTTTCTTTTTTTTATTTTGACTATTATTTTGACTATCCAATCTATTTAAAATAGAGGATAATTCATTTTCATTGTTATAACCATTGGTAGGACTTGATGGAGGCGGAGGAATTATTACACCGGGAATTTGTATTCTAATGGGTCCTATATTAAGACCATGTTGATTATTTCTAGGAAAGTAATCATTATTAGGTGTAGAACTGGTCGGTGTAGTGATTCCTATCTGGCGAGGAGGAGTTCTAGGTGGAGTTATATTTCTTTTATTTGAACTCATTTTTGTATATATATGTTAGAGAGATTTTCTACAATTTTCCACGAAATTTTCATCGTTAGGAACAACACTATTTCCGTATTTCCCTTCTAGAAGTAAAAACATGATTTGATCTAATTTTGTTTTTTCGCATTCTAGCCGAAGGACTTCTCCGGTTTTGACGTTAAATATTTTGATTTGTTTGGAGAACGCAGGGTCTTTGGTCCGCATAATCCACGCATAGATGACAAGTTGAAGTAAATGGTCTTGTGAGAGTTCGCTCGTGCATTTGATTTCCCATAGAGTTTTGTGGGTCATAATGTCGATTCTTCCGGTGAATCGTATTTGTTTATTTGGAAAGGGAATTTTCAAACACTCATCGATGAGTATATGGTCTTCGTCATTCAATGAATGGATGATGGTTTTTTCGATGGCAGGTTCTTGTTCGTTGCATTCTGGTCCTAAGATATTCAATAGTCTTTTTTTACAGGACGCAAGGACGGATTCATCGAGCCAATTATATTCATCGCGTTCAATTTGTTTGAGTTTAAAATAAAGTTTTTCTTTGACGGCAACGGATAGGTTTGCTAAATAGAGATAGTCATCGATGGATTCGCAGACGGGGTCTAATTCTTGGACTAATTGTTTTAAATAGGCGTGTTCATTTGCTCGCATATTATCGATGGCTTCGGTGATCATTTCATACAGAATATTGGATTCACTATTTTGCCATTTGGATAATAGATAGTCATAATAGAGTGTTGGGATGGCGATGCCGTTGAGGTCGCTGACGTCTTCATAGAATCCTCTTTTGGTTTTGATGGTGGTGGGTATATCGATAATTTCTTGTTTTTCCATTTCGACTACAAATATTTGGTCTAAAATGGGTGATATTTCTTCCAATATATGTTCGGGTATGAATTTAATGAGTTCTGTAGGAGTGGTTTTGTGTTTTTTCACGGCGTTTTCGTCTTGTGGGTCTTTTTGTTCATAAAAGAGACGTTGAGGTCGCCCTTTGAATTCGATATAAGGGAGTGTCATCATTTCGTGGTGGTCTTTTTTGAGGAATTTGAGTGGTCGGTCTTCAACGAATTGGTCGGATTCCAGTAAAAAGAGTCTTTGTGTGGCTCGGGTGGTGGCGACATACAACGTGTTTGGGCAGCGGTTTTGGTCTAAATTTCTGGCGAAGTAGCTCATATAGGATTGGTCAAATCCTACGACGAACACATAGGGTCTTTGTCTGCCTTTGACGCAGTGAAAAGTGGAGAAGACGACTTTGCCTTCGATGACTTTTTCGTCGATTTTGGCGTCTTCCATCATAGGGACATAGCAAGGAATATAAGCGTTTGTGAGGACGTTTTCGATTTTCCTGATTTGGCTATTTTCGCCCTTTACAGAAGCACCTAACACAAATATGTCACTGGGGTCAACGCCTTGTTGAATGAGTTCTTTGATTCTACAGCTGACTAATATTTGTAGATTTCGCGTAGAGTCTCGCATATAGTATACGGTGGGTCCGGCACGGCAGGCATTGAGGCGTTGTTCGCCTAGCATTACGTCGTTGACATAAGAGGCCATTTCATTGGTAATTCTGTATGACATTTTGAGTGTACATTTTTGGAAATCTTGTGTTTGAAGGAGTGAGAAGCCTTGCCAAATATCTTGTGCGAGGGTTAAGAATCGAATATCGGAGCCTTTGAATTCGTAGAGTCCTTGCATATAATCACCGAGAACCATTAGTTGAAATTTGTGGTTCATATCTTTGACGAATTTCAATACAAATACGAAATAGAGGAAGGTCATATCTTGAGCTTCATCCAACACAATAATATCTTGTGGTTTGATGGGAGAAGACGGAGGGGTATTTTTGTATAATATTTGTCGGATGCCGCTGTCGGTATGTGCTCGAGGGTCGTATTTATTGACGGCCAAGCTATGGTAGGTATGGACGGCGACATTGCGAATATCAAGGGATTTGATTTTCTCTTTCATTTCTTTTCTTAGAGAAGAGTTGTATGTGATTAGGAGGAATCGTAGGTGGGATAGTTGTAATGCTGTGGATAGAATGGTGGTAGATTTACCGGAGCCTGCACACGCATCGACGATGACATTTTTATTTTGTTTGACATTTTCTATTATAAAATTTTGTTCCTCACTCGTTTTGTTCATTATGGAGTGAAATTGTTAAATAATATAAGTATAATGATATTCTTATATTGTTTGAAAAGTTAAAAAATTGATTTAAAAAATGGATTCATACAGGAGGATATACCCCTTGAGAATAGATTATGTTTGAGAATTATTCACAAAATGAGCGTGAAATGTTGGAGAGTGCTTACGGAGTGATAGAGCGATTAGAAAAATGGGAATTTTTGAAGACATTTGAGCCGGGCCACGGAGGATTTATGTATTCGAGAAACGCAGTGGTTCAATTGATTACCCAAGAAATAAGTAAAGAATATAATTATCATAGTTGTAGTTCGATGGGGATTACGATGCGTGTTATGCAAGAAATAGCTAAACAAAAGTAGTTTATTTGCGTGATTTCAATTTGCGAGATTTATATTTGCGGATTCTGCGTTTGTGTGTTTTGCGTTTGTGTGTTTTGTGTGATTTTTTATTGCGAGATTTTCCGCCGTAATCTAATTTTCTGTTAATATCATAATTTTCATTATTTTCATCATCATCACTAAATAAGCCTCTAGATCTTTTTGGAGGACTTTCTTCATCGTCACTGAATAAACCTTGTGATTTCTTTTTTGGACTTGAAAATGGGCTAAGTGAAGAGAACCACGGCTTTTTTCCTTTGGTAATAGATTTTTCAAAATCTTTGATAATAGATTGTTCAAAATCGATCCATACAAAGTCACCTTTGACCTCATACAGATTTCCTGCTATATCGCCGTGTTCAACGCCAGCTTCTTCCAAATATTTATTTGCTTTATCTACAAGTCCTAGCAGTCTTTTATGTTCATCATTATTATTTTCATTTTCAGCCTTAGTAATATTTGGCCAAATAAGATTTCTTGATTCAAGTCCCTCTTTATATTCAGTAATAAACATACCAAATTTTCTGTTTAGACGAATATGGTCACTTTGTCTGTTCAATATATGCTTAAGTTCAGGGTCTTTCTTTTCCAGCACTTTATACACGCCAATTTCTCTTTCAATGACAGAATTAAACGCAATTTTATAAACGAGTCGAGGTTTTTGTGTCATATCATCGATAAATACTCTATTAGTAGGGTTTTGATTTAGTCTTGACTGTGGTTTAGTATATCCACTGTTAAGTTTTTTTTTAAATGTGGTCAATACGCTGTCGTGGTAATCTTCTTCTTTTATAGTATCTATTAAATCATTCATAGCTTCTATGTCTCTTTCTTGTCTTTGATTAGGTGCAGATGGTGGTTCAAACCTGCTATAAGAGGAGGATGTTCTAACAGGAGAACCTGTAGGTGTGGCCATATATTATTTCATTAGATATTGTTTGACTAAATCACGGTGATTTTTTTCTGGTATTTCTGAGTCTAAAGTTTTTATTATATTTGATGGCATTTAATAGACGAATTTGTTTGAGTGCTTTTTCTCTGCTGGTGCATTTAGCGTGAACCTTTTTGGTTTTTTTGTTATATACTTTGAAGCAATTTTTTTTATTGACTTTTCGTATGGAGTATGGCATAATATATATAATAAATATATAATATGTATGTTTGCTCAAAATAATTATAACAAGACGGTATTTGCGAATACGTTACGCACGGTAAATTTAGCGACGGGTTTACCGCGGGGTTATGCTGGTGCTGGTTCATCTTATGGGACGAGTTTTGTAACATATGGAATATTGGCTGGTGGTTCGGGTAGTGGTTCGGGTAGTGGTTCCGGAAGTGGTGGAACGGGTATAGATGGAGGGGATTCTTCGTTTGCGTATGTGATATTATTGAAATATTCGGAGTTGGCTAAGGTGGTGCGAACAATTAACAATTTGTTGTATCAATATTCGTTAGGTAATTTCGAGTATGTGGTGAATAATTTCACGTCGGTGATTTATTATAATTTGTCGCAAGATTTGTATAAATTGCGGGAAGATGCAAATGTGTATCCGGATTACGAGACGATGAGGCAGAATGTGGTGCGTGGTTTAGAAGGTTTATACAAGTCGGTGAACTTATACAAGGATTATATGAGTCAACAGTTGAAGTTGGAGGCTCAAACAGAGAAGGCTAGTATTTTGGATGACATGAACAAATTGAGAGACTATATTAGAGGTTTGTCGGGTTCATTGTCGTTGTTTCCAGATATGTATGTTACGTCTATTGCTGCTACATTGAAGCCAGAAATTGCGATATATATTCAGTTGTATGGATTTCCAGATGGTGGTGTGTTTGAGGCAGATAAATTGGCGTTTGCGTTGAGTTTAGTGCCGGATCATACATCATTGGATTATGATAATGAAGTAGGTGATGGAGATTTAGTGAATGATGCGAGTGGAAATGATGTAAGTGGTAACGATGTAAGTGGAAATGATGTAAGTGGTAACGATGTAAGTGGAAATGATGTATCAGATTCAGATTTAACGTATTAGAATAAATAGAATATAAATCTTTATTTGACTAATTTATATGAGTTGTAAGATAAATACAATGAATACAAAAGTGAATACATTATCGATATCGGTAGATTCATTATTTAGGCAAAATTACGATACGACTCAGGCGTCAAATTATACATTTGTATTGCCGGAGCCGATATCGAATGTGATATCGATGAAAATAACAGCAATAGAGATACCGAATTTTTGGTATATGTTTTCATCAAAGAAGCGTAATAATGAGTTTAAGATCAAGGTATATAATTACAAATATCAAGATGTGAATGAAAATATAGTGGATGTTCCTTCTACAGAATACCACATAATATTTCCAGAGGGTAATTATCAAAATATAGATTTTGTGAATTTTCTGACAGCATATTTCAATAACATAGGAGGAGGATTGAATTATATAATAATAGAGATAGATGTAAATACAGGGAAGACAATATTTAGGGCACGTCATCCGGTGGATGATGCTACGAAGCCATCACCGTATGACATTAGTACGCCGTATTATAGTTCGAATTTTTATTTTACATTAGATTTTCGATTGTCAGATAATTTAGAAAGACCGTTATTTAAGAATATGGGATGGGTTTTAGGATTCACAAAGCCATTTTATATAGTGAATTTTGATAATAGTTATGCGACTTATTACATACCTCACGAGTTAAACACGCCGGATAAATTGATAACATTTAACGGATATTTGAAAAGTGAAAGTAGTTATGGGAATGATTTAACGAATTATATATTTTTAGATTTAGACGATTTTAATAAAAGTTTTACTTTAGACGAAATAATGTCGTGTTTGCCGAGAAAATACTTACAAGGAAATAACATAATAGCACGTATAAGTGTATATAGCACATCCAACACGATAAATTTCACGACGGCTTCCGACGCAATAATGAAGTCTAGGGCATATTTTGGTCCGGTAGAAATTTCAAAATTAAATATTCGTTTATTGGATAAATTTGGAGAAATTATAGAAATGAATGGGAATGATTTTTCTTTTTTGATCGAATTTAAATTTATATAATTTTTTTTTTATTGCGATATTTTATAAATAAAATATGGTAAACTTTGTATTAGATGCTTTTGCTTCTTCTGGTACGATGGATATTTCAGCTTCCCTTGATGAGGGTGAAGCCAAGACAATTTTGGCTGCTGATATCAGTGCCATCGGTGTATATTACATAAACGTTGATACGCTCAAAAGTGTATTTAGATTTTCTTCCAATTCTTGGGATATTAACGATGTTTCGGCAGAGGATGTTCACTACTTTACTTTCATGGAGAACTGGCCTACTGATTTGTTGATTAACCCAGTTCACGCTATGATGGACAAAAGTGATTCTGCTGACGCTATTTTGACAGGTCTTGCTGCTGATAAGATGTTGGTAAAGCACGATTTCATCAGATATATTTCTCTTAAATTATTCAACACACCTCATGGTGTAGATCTTTTCAACAATGAGGCTGCCATCTTGAATAACCTTAAATCTTTAGGAGAAACATCGTTTAACACAGATATTTCTGGTATGATGTGGGCAAAACAGGCATGGACAAGTGCTGATAGTGTGTATACATATAATCCATACGATAACACCAATGATGGAACAAAGTGGTTTGTCGATGTATCAGTCAACCGTGTAGGAACAACAGATGCTTTTAATAGTGTTCAGAACTTGCCTCGTGAATTGTTCAGACAAATTCTTGCTTCCGCTGAGTCTAGATTTAACGATATCTCATTTGTTGATATTGATGTTGATGGAGTTACTGTGTCAAACACAGCAGCAATTCCATTTGAAGACGGAGATACAATTTCATATTTATTCACCATTAACCCTGCAACTAATCAACATGCATTGACTGGTGTTAATGCTTTTGGTGGTCGTGTATACAAAATCCAATTGATGGTAACAAGTTCTGATACTTCATCATTGAATACTACACCAACTGATTAATTTCAATCTTTGAATATATAATATAATTATTTAATCGATATTTATATTATATGACGGAACCGCAAGTTACAACACACGGTGATATTTATGGTGATGTTATTAGCAGCCAGAGCAACATCAACATAACTGGTAAACTTGTTTGGGGGTATCCTTCGACTCCAGACTACGCAATTGCAAGAGTTCCAGAAACAATAGCTGGTGGCCCTATTTATGCGAACCCTAATTTAGGTGGAACACCGCAATATGTATGTGTTTTAGATGGTAGATATGGAATCGTGAAATTCTCGTATTTTAATATTGAAAACGGTCAGTATGTCCATAAAATTCGTGGTTGGATGACTGCTAGTGTATCTAATATCACCAATCTACAAGATTTCATTGATTTAGTAGATGTTGGAACAATTACAGTAGCAGATATTTTCAATTACAATATTCCAAATTTGTCTTATGATAGTGGAGTATATCATGTTTTAGCAGCTATAAATACCGAGCCTATTTCGCTAGATACATACAAAGACGCAGATTTTGTTGGAGTTTTACAAGAGCCAAGTAATGTAAAATTCAAAAAAATTAAGATAAAGAGAGTTCGAGGGAATATGGGTAGTTGGGATAATGCTGTAGGAGGACACGAAGTGCAAATATGGGTAAATAATACTAATGTTGCCAGCACAAATAGCACAGGATATATGTATCCTAGTGCTTACGATGGAAACCTTACAGTAAATAAACTAACAAATGGTCAATTGTCCGGAAGTTCTAATCGTGGTTTTACCACGAATACGAGTTTTTACGTATATATTGAATTCACTCTTGGTCAAAGTTATAATTTCAATGATTTAGAGGCAATAGTGTTGTATAGGTCATTTACTAATGGAACATTACCTTGGCTTGGTAGTGTAGTAGAGATTTTTGATGAAAACGATAATTTGTTTTATACATCACCCATAATTGCTGCTAAGGATAACGCTGTTTTTAGTTCCAGTGCAAATTCAAACGGTTATTACACAACAAGTGATTTTTATACTATATACAGATACGATGGTCCTGCTATTTCAACAGCACTTACTGCATCAACAATATCGACAACTGCTATATTTGACCCACCTAATAATAATGGAGACTATACGGCAAAAATAGTATCAATAACAGGAACGGCAACTTCACAATGGATACAAAAAGGTCAAACCATAAATGGTAGTGCTTCAGAAGATTTATTTGGAACTTCGGTGGCTATGAGTGCTGATGGTTCAGTTATTGCTGGTGGTGCTATGTATAATGATGTTAATGGTAGTAATTCAGGAGAAGTAAAAATCTACAAATACAATGGACATTTTTGGACTCAAATGGGTGCGTCCATTTATGGTGAAGCCGCGGGTAGTTTACACGGTCATTCGGTGGGTTTATCGACTGATGGAAACATAGTAGCTATTGGAGGTCATTATCATAATGGAGCAGCAGGTACTCAATCAGGATATGTAAAAATATATGAATTCGATGGTTCGTCTTGGAATCAATTGGGACAAACCATAGAAGGTGAAGTGGCTGGAGAAAAGCTTGGTGCTACATTAGAAATAAGCGATGATGGAACAATCGTAGCGATTGGTTGTATAGGATATAGTTCTGCAAAAGGGCGTGTTCGAGTTTTTCAATACAATGGAACATCGTGGGTTCAACTGGGTGGAAGCATCGATGGTGCTGCAAGTGGTGATAATATGGGTAATCGAACAGCAATAAGTTCAAATGGAAATATTATAGCTGTTGGGTCACCTTATAATGATGGAAATGGGTCGAACTCAGGATTAGTTCAAGTGTATGAATATAATGGAACAGATTGGGTTCAAGTAGGTCAAAATATTCTTGGTAGAAGTTCATCGTCGAATTTTGGTGCTGGAATTTCGATAAATAATGACGGAACAATTGTTGCGACTGGTGGTTATGGATATAATACAAACACTGGATATGCCGCTGTATATCAATATGATGGAAGTTCTTGGATTCAATTAGGTAATTTTATAGATGGCGAAAAAACTCAAGACTGGTTTGGCTCTCGTATTTCATTGAATTCGGCGGGTAATATTTTATCTGTAGGAGCATTACAAATATCTAATAGGTCAGGATATGTAAAAACCTATTATTACGATGGAAGCAGTTGGAATCAAATCGGTGATAGAATAATGTCAACCAAAGATGACGATAGAACCGGAACAAGTGTATTTTTGAGTGCGAGTGGCGGTTCTTTAGTGATTGGAAGTGACCGGACAGATTATAATGGCACAAACAGTGGTTCTATTTCAGTGTATGAAATTCCAACTACTATGAATATAGAAGGACTAGTAACCGAAGAAGATTTTACAACAATGACAACGAAAGCTGAACCGGAAGTTGAAGTGAATAACAATACAAATAGAGTGAAGTTCAATAGTAAATTTTTTAATAAATTTACTCGTCCAACTAGTTTGGCGAAAAAGCGAGAACAAACAAAAAATATTTTGCGTCAAGTATTAACACAATTCAGTGCGAATATTGGAACGAATAAATTAATTGTAGCCAAAGAAGACGTGGATTTGCCGCACATTTTTGATAAGCCTAATATTCGTGTTGTAAATCCAAGTCAATTAACAAATAATAAGTTGAATGTATCGAATGATTTGGCCAGTGATGAAGGTTTTTATCTCGACTTGGTAAATGAAAATGATGAAATTACATTGGAAAATACGGATGGTTCGAGTGTCAAAATCGTGAAATTGGCGGATAATAACTATAAAGTTACAGAAACAGATGAAAATGGCACAGTAGTGGAATTCACTGAGTCCGCTAATTATTCAGGAAGATTAGGTCAATTGTGTTATTCATTGGGAAGTGTTTCTGGAGAAATCAGCACAGAGACAGCAACAACCGAAATAAGTCGTCATTGGGAATTCAGAAATTCTACACTCAATAATAGTGATGTAATAAATAATGTGGACGCAATGTTGGTGAATTTTTCAGAGACTGATTTTTCTGGGAACGGTATTGAGTTCGATGGAACAAGTAAATATATTGATTTGGGTTCAAACACAATAACTGTAGGAAATGATGATAGCATAGGTAGTGGATTTTCATTCGAAACTTATGTGAAGTCGTTGAACCAAACAATTAATACGACTACAGTTTTCGCTTTAGGGAACGATGTGTCGAACAAACTAGAACTCACCGAGTCCGACGTAACTACTCTAACATTGACAAATGAAGGAGTCGCTTATGATGTGTCATATAGTGGAACAATATCCGACTTCACACATATTGCTGGAACCATCAATAACAATTCTATGAAGTTATACGTGAATAATGTATTGGTAGATTCTACAACTGTGGTTTCATTTGCGGACAACACAACATTCACACATAATTATTTGGGTTCGGATTTATCCAATACTAGTTTGTTTGAAGGTTCGATAGCATATTTCAAGACATGGAAAGATTATGAATTGACAACAAATGAAGTAGCAGAGTTGTATAATAATCGTTTAACAATAACGGAGCAAACTTCATCAGAGTCGGCAACAACCGAAATAAGTCATCATTGGGATTTGAAATACGCCGAGTCAACTATTCAAGACGTTGTAAATAATTCAGTCGCTACCGTTGTGAATTTCTCAGATAGTAACGCTTCCGAGAGTGGGTTTAACTTTAATGGAACAAATAATTATATTGATTTGGGCTCAAACACAATAACTGTAGGAAATGACGCTAGTAAAGGAAATGGATTTGCTTTTGAAACTTATGTGAAGACGTTGAATGAGCCAGTTATAGATGTAAATGGAACTTGGACACAAAAAGGACAATCTATTATCGGGTCTTCTACGAATATGCTTCTTGGATACGCATATGATATGAACGCTGATGGCACGGTGATTGTTACGTGTGAAAGGTATTATAACAATTATAAGGGGAGATGTATGGTATATACATATGAAAACGGTTCTTGGGTTCAAAAAGGACAAGACATTGTTGGTGGCACTGGGGACTACTTAGGATATTCTCTTGGTATTAGTGCTGATGGAAATATAATTGTTGTAACAAGTGTTAATACAAATTCTGCTACAGGTTATTTTAAAGCGTATGAATATATTGGAACATCATGGGTTCAAATGGGACAAACTGTCGTTGGTTCATTTACAAATGAATTTTTTGGACAGAATTTAGCTTTTAGCTCAGATGGAGCAGTAGTCATTATTGGGTCTCGAAATATATATGGCAGCACAAGTATAAATGGTGTATGTAAAGTATATCAATATGACGGCTCTTCTTGGGTTCAAAAAGGACAAGATTTAAATGCTGAAGCGACTGGGGATGAATACTACATACCAAGTATAAATTCTGATGGTTCAATTGTTGCTGTGGCTGGGATAAATGGCGACATAAACGGTTCAAATTCGGGATACACTAAAGTATTTCAATACGATGGCTCAAGTTGGGTTCAAATGGGAAATACTATATTAGGAAATGCAGCAAACGACCAATCATATTCATCAGACTCATTAAATGCTGATGGTACTATAATCGCCACTGCTTCAAACGGAAGCGACTTGGGAGGAACAAACGCAGGATTAGCCCGAGTATATAAATATAATGGCACGACTTGGGTTCAATTGGGTAATGATATATACGGCGAGGCCCCTTACGATCATCTGAACCAAGTGTCTTTATCATCTGATGGACTTGTATTGGTGACTGGTTCACCATTAAACGACGGTGCTGGCACTGATGCGGGTCATGTTAGGGTATTTAAATATGATGGAACATCTTGGATTCAAGTGGGTCAATCCATAGAAGGTCTTGCTTCCAACAATAAAACGCCATCAAAAGGATTGAAACTTTCATCGGACTGCAGTACATTAATACTTGGGAATCATCGTTATAACACAGAAACCGGAATTGTTCGTGTATTTTCTATACCAAAAATCCAAACAATTAACACGACTACAGTTTTCGCATTAGGAGACAATGACCACAATAAATTAGAAATGACGACTTCAGATGTCACAACTCTAACACTAACCAATGGAGGAGTTGCTTATGATGTATCATATAATGGAATGCTTTCCGACTTCACACATATTGTAGGAGCCATCAATAACAATTCTATGAAGTTGTATGTGAATAACACGCTGGTAGACTCTACGCTGGTAGACACTGCTACTGTAAGACAAATTAACAAAACCCTTATTGCTACTAATCCAGTAGAGGATACAGCTAATCCATATGATGGTGAGTGGCCATCTGGGCTTAAGCTATTAGATACAAATATTAATTACACATTAGATGATATAACGATTAATGATGATGCTATAAAATCATATCATTCACCAATACATTCTCATCATATTAGGAGTCCATTAAACACTATGCCCATACATGTTTTCAAAACTCCAGTTCCAGGAAGATATGTATATGTATTTCATACAGTTAACCCTAATAATGAATGGACTTTATATCTTGAATTCGAATTATCAATTACAAATAATAATTTATACATAGAAAGTACACGAACAACATATGTTCGTACACCGTATGCAACACCTACTGACACTAATTATTCTGGAACTGCATATACAACTCTTGATCAACGACCATATTTTACTGAATTACATATTAATGTAAAAGAAAACGCCAGTCTGCTTCGTTCAGACAATAAAACATTCACATATAATTATTTGGGCTCGAATTTATCCAATACAAGTTTGTTTGAGGGTTCTATGGTATATTTCAAGACATGGACAGATTATGCGTTGTCTACTAGCGAAATAACAAATTTGTATGAAAACAGAGAGCCACCTAGTGTCGACGAAGTGTTCGCACAAGAAGACTTTACAACAATGACGACAAAAGCGGAGCCAGAGGTTGTAGTGGACTCAAATAGTAATACTGTGACATTTAATAATAAATTTTTCGAAAAATTTACCCGTCCAAACAATTTAAGTGGAAGACGAACACAAAGTAAAACGGTCTTACGTCAGATATTGACACAATTCAGTGCGAACATAGGAACAAATAAATTAATTGTTGGTAAAGAAGATGTAGATTTGCCGCATATTTTTGTGAAGCCCAAGATTCGTGTGGTTGTTCCAACTCAATTGACAAATAATACATTGAATATTGAAAATGATTTGGCTAGTGACGAAGGTTTTTACGTTGATTTGGTGGATGAAAATGATGAAATCATATTGGAGAATACAGATGGTTCGAGTGTGAAAATAGTGAAACTATCGGGAGAGACTTATAGAGTGACAGAGACGGATGAAAATGGCACGGAAGTGGAATTTACGGAGTCGGCAAATTATTCGGGACAAGTAGGTAAATTGGTGTATTCATTGGGAAGCGTATCTGGTGAAATATCAACAGAAACAGCGGCCACACAAATAAATCGTCATTGGGAATTCAGAAACTCCACACTAAATAATTATGATGTAGTAAATAATGTTGATGCTTTATTAGTGGATTTTTTGGACACTGACTCGAATGCTAATGGTATAGACTTTAATGGAACAAGTAAATATATTGATTTGGGTTCAAACACAATAACTGTAGGAAATGACGATGGTATAGGTAGTGGATTTTCATTCGAAACTTATGTGAAGAATGATCCTGTTTATGAAGAAGCACCTACACTTGATTTGACAAGTAATTATAGTTTACTGGGTGATTATATTAAGGATGAGAGTGGTGGTCATGGTGATGACCCAAATAGTTGCTCTATAAGTAGAGATGGTACAACAATTGCTATTGGAGCGTTTAGAAATGATGGAGGAGCAAATGATGCTGGACAAGTTCGTGTATATCGTTATGACTCAAATAAAACAACAGAAGTGACCGACCAAACATCAAATAATTTCGGACCAATAGGATGGACACGTTTAGGTGGAGATATTGATTTTTATCAAGTCAGTGGATACGCTGGAACTCTTAATTCTGTAGCTATTAATTCAAACGGAACTATTGTTGCAATAGGTGCTCCTTACCATATTAATAGTGATATTGGATTAGTTAGGGTATTTCAATATGATATTACAAAAACTACATTGGTAACTGACGAAACATCAAATGATTTTGGACCTATTGGATGGAGGCGTATAGGTTCTGATATAATAGGTAATGGATATTGGTCATATACAGGTCAAAATATGACTATATCTGATGATGGAACTACTATTGCATTTCAATATAGTGATAACCCATCAAATGTACATTCAAGAACAACGAGAATTTATAAATATGATGGTTCTTCTTGGAATTTATTAGGTGATCCCCTATTTGCTGGTTTTTATGCTAACAGGCAATTAACTCCAGATGGGTCAAAGATAGTTGCGAATTTAAAAACTAATGGATGGGTATTTGTCTTTGAATATGACGCAAATAGAGACTATAGTGACACAGATGTTTATGGTTCTGATTATGGACCTATTGGTTGGAGAGCGATTGGCGGATATATTAATACTGGCTGGTCAACTCAAGATATTGCATTAAGTATAAATTCAGATGGAACTATTGTAGCTACAGGTTATTTCTGGTCTGGGGAAGTAAAAGTATTCAAATATAATGGCACATCTTGGAGTCAAATGGGTGTAACTTTAACAGGTAGTTACCTTGGGAATTCAATAAGTTTATCTTTGGATGGTAAAATTATGGCAGTTAGTAGTAATAGGAGTGGTGGTGGTGAAAATGGATATGTAAGAATATATTATTATAATGAATCTTGGAATCAAATAGGAAGTGATATTAATGGTAGTAGTCCTCCGTACAGGGTAGGAGAACAAATAAGTTTAAGTGGATATGGAGAAAGATTTGTAACAGCCCATCGTGATGGTCTAACAAGAGTTTATGAAATACCACATAACAGAAATTTATTAACAAAACATATTATAGCCTTAGGACACGATAGCTCCAACAAATTAGAGCTCACTACATCTGACGTAACTACTCTAACACTAACCAATGGAGGAGTTGCTTATGACGTATCATACAATGATGTATTATCTGACTTCACACATATTGTTGGAACAATAAGTAACCATACAATGAAGCTATACGTGAATAACACTCTGGTAGACTCTACCAGCGTGACGCCATACGGAGACAACAAAACATTCGCATATAATTATTTGGGTTCGGATTTACCCAATACGACTCTCTTTAAGGGTTCCATAGCGTATTTCAAGACTTGGAAAGACTATACATTGACTACAAATGAAGTGGCAGAGTTGTATAACAGTCGTTCGATTATAGCGAGTGTAACAAGAGAAGAAACTTCCAGTTCTGAATTGAATCATTATTGGGAATTCAGAAACTCGACATTAAATAATATTGACTCAATAAATAACGTTGAAGCGTCACTGGTTAATTTCTTGGAAAGCGATTCAGATGAAAATGGAATTAATTTCGACGGAACAAGTAAATATATCGATTTGAGCTCAAACGTAATAGTTGTAGGAAATGACGCTAGTAAAGGAAACGGATTTGCTTTTGAGACTTACGTGAAGTCGTTGAATCCAAATATTCCAACGACTACAGTTTTCGCATTAGGAGACGATAACCACAATAAATTAGAAATGACGACTTCAAATGTCACGACTCTAACACTAACCAATGGAGGAGTTGCTTATGATGTATCATATAATGGAATGCTTTCCGAATTTACACATATTGTAGGAACTGTCAATAACAAAACAATGAAGCTATACGTGAATAACACACTGGTAGACTCTACTGCTGTAAAAGAAATTGACAAAACCCTTATTGCTACTAATCCAGTAGAGAATACAGCTAATCCATATGATGGTGAGTGGCCATCTGGTCCTAAGCTATTAGATACAAATATTAATTACACATTAGATGATATAACTATTAATGCTGATGATGTAAAATCTTATCATTCAGCGATACACGGTCATCATATAACAAGAACGATCAATGACAATACAACAATTGTTGGTATTTTAAAAACTTCGGTGCCTGGAAAATATGTATGGACTATATATCCACTTGTCTATAATGGCAATAACTACATATATTTTGAATTCGATTTGTCAATTTCAAACAATAACTTATATATCGAACACATACAATCATCATGGACGCCTAATGCTATTACTGATTCTAATTATGATAATGCAATTAAATATACAACTCTTGATCAACAGCCATATATCACTGAATTGCATATAAATGTACAAGTAATCAAGACATTACCATTATACGCAGACAATAAAACATTCGCACATAATTATTTGGGTTCGGACTTATCCAATACAAGTTTGTTTGAGGGTTCTATGGCATATTTCAGAGTTTGGAAAGATTATGCGTTGTCTACGAGTGAAATAACAAATTTGTATAATGACCGTAACATCATTTCTATTGACGAAAACGCAACAAGAACGCTAGATAAGAGTTTCAATTTCAGAGATACTTATTTGGGATATAAACCGATTGAAAATGCGGGTATTACATTTAATAATTTTGTAAACGCTGATACAAAAGTGCGTGGAATTGATTTTGATGGAGTCAATAAATACATCGATATGGGGTCAAACACAATAAATGTGGGAGGAAATGATACAGATAATGATGGGTTTGCCTTTGAAACATACATTAAGAATATTCCTGTGTATGAAACTTTGTTTGGCGAATGGAACAAAATGGGTCAAGATATCGACGGTGAAGCCGCCGGAGATGAATTCGGAAAAGTCGTTTCGATGAATTCTGATGGAACGATTGTCGCAGTAGGTGCCGTGAAAAATGACGGCGTTGGCGTCAATTCTGGTCACGTCCGCATATACAATTTTGTTGGATCACAATGGACGCAATTGGGTCAAGACATTGATGGTGTAGCGGAAGACGACCAAAATGGATGGTCTGTAAGTTTGAACGCAGACGGAACAATTGTCGCCATTGGTGCCATTCATAATGATAGCATCGCGACAAATGTTGGACAAGTCCGAGTATTCCAATACACTCAAGGTGAATGGGTTCAAATGGGTGAAGGCATTAACGGAGAAGGTCCAGAAGAGAAAAGTGGATATTCTGTAAGTCTAAGTTCAAATGGATTAAGACTCGCCATCGGTTCTCCATTTAATGATTTGTTTGGATTTAACGCAGGACAAGTTCGCGTTTATGAATACAGTAATAACGATTGGAACCCACTTGGACAGAAAATATTTGGTCAAGCTGTAGGAGACAATGCTGGATACGCTGTAAGCCTAAGTTCAGATGGTTCAAAAGTAGCTGTTGGTGCGTATTTACACGATAGCACTGGAATAAATTCGGGACAAGTTAGAGTCTTTGAATATAATGGCTCTCAGTGGAGTCAGATGGGTCAAGACATTGATGGTGAAGCTGCCGGTGATTATAGTGGAATGTCAGTGGCGATGAATTCGGATGGAACGATTGTAGCAATTGGTGGTGAAAACAATGATGGAAATGGTTCGAATTCTGGACATGTTCGTGTGTATCAATATTCTGGCTTGCAGTGGAGTCAAATGGGACAAGATATAGATGGTGAAGCCGCGGAAGACCGAAGTGGTTATTCAGTAAGTATTAGTTCAGATGGGTCTATAGTGGCCATTGGAGCTATATGGAATGATGGAAAAGGTTCGAGAGCAGGTCAAGTCCGAGTATATAAATACTCTGGCTCACAATGGAATATGATTGGTTCAGATATAGATGGTGAAGCGGCTAATGACCAAAGTGGTTATTCTGTAAGTCTAAGTTCTGATGGAAGAACAGTTGCGATTGGGGCGATATTAAATGATGGTAATGGTTCAAATTCGGGTCAAGTTCGTGTATACAATATACCACAAGTCTACCCAGTATCCACTATTATGTCTTTGAGTGATTCAGCAACAAATAAATTGGAATTGACTACTTATGATAGTGATTCATTGATTTTACAATTGACAAATAATGGTGTATCTTACGATGTTTCTTACAATGGTTCATTGGTGGATTATACACACGTATTTGGTAAAATCGTAAATAATGTAATGAGTTTGTATGTAAATAATGTTTTGATTGATTCTGTTGGCGTCACACAATTTGAATTGGGTAAAACATTTACAAATAATTATTTGGGTTGCAATTATTTAAATACCAGTTTTTTCCACGGGTCAATTGCTTATTTCAAAACTTGGTTGGATTATGAATTAATATATGCAGAAAGAACATCTTTGTATGAGAACCGCGATATACACACATTTATATTTACATTGGATTCTAGCGTATGGAATGCCCAAAACCCTAATTATGCATATCCGGTGAAAAATAACAATAACTCATTCAAAAATCTACTAACCAGTTATGACATTTCGAATTCAAACGCAGTAGTATTTATTGAGTGGAATTCATACACAAGTAATCAAGATACAATTGTGTTTGATAATAATCTGAATTATTTCGATGAAAGTTCAATCACTGTTCTTACACCATTCAGCGAAATGTCAGCCTTTTTCACTCCAAGTCAATTAATACATATGAAATATCCGATTTCTGACGTGAAATCTGTGGCCACACCTGCCGATTTGATCGGTGTATATACTCAAACAGATATCATTGGAGCAGGTTATAGTGCGGCAGAACTGTATGATGCTAGCTTCAATATTTCTTCGTTGACTTCTACATACAGTCCATCCGACTTGAGTGGCTCATATGAACAAACAGATATTATTGAGTCCGGATATAGTGCGACGGAATTATATGATTCTAGTTTTAATGTTTCGGCATTGATAACGACGTTCACCCCACAAGATTTGAGCGGAATTTATTCTCAAACAGAAATCGTCAGTTCGGGATATACGGTGTTGGAATTATTTGACGGCAGTTTTGAAGCGAGCTCTTTAGTTGGAACATTTACGCCACAAGATTTGAGTGGAATTTATACAACAGAACAAATTATTCAAGCCGGTTTTCCAGCCTCTCAATTAAAAGATTTCTATCCACCAACTGATCTTAGTAGCGTGTATAGTGATCAAGATATTATAGAGGCCGGATATGAAGTGACCACATTGTCTTCTATTTATACTCCAACAGACTTAAGTGGTGCTTACGAGCAAACCGAGATTGCTGCGGCTGGTTACAGTGCTAGTGATTTGTATGATGCCAGTTTCAATGCCGACGTTTTGACTACTACTTTTACACCAACTGATTTGAGTGGACTGTATACAGACGATGAAATCATTAGTGCTGGTTTTCAAGCAAGCGATTTGAAAGATATTTATACAGTAAGTGATTTGAGTGCCGCTTATACTCAAACAGAAATTGCTGAAGCTGGATACTCATTTTCTGAATTAGTAGATGCTAGTTTTAATGCCGACGCTTTGGTATCAACATTTACTCCAGCAGACTTGAGTGGAACATATACGGATGAGGATATTATACAAGCCGGATTCGAGGCGTCTCAATTAAAAGAAACATATACTCCTGCTGATTTGAGCTCTAACTACACAGAAGAGGAAATTGCTTCTGCTGGTTATAGTGTTGCTGAATTGGCGGATGCTAGTTTCAACGCAGCAACATTGGTGAATAATTATGCTCCTACAGATTTAAGTGGTTCATATACAGATGAAGAAATTATACAAGCGGGTTTCCAAGCGTCTCAGTTAAAAGAAACATATACTCCTGCTGATTTGAGTTCGAACTATACGGAAGAAGAAATTGTTTCTGCTGGTTATAGTGTTGCTGAATTGGTAGATGCTAGTTTTAACGCGACCGCATTAGTAACTAGCTACACGCCTGAAGATTTGAGTGGCTCTTATACGGACGATGAGATTATACACGCAGGGTTCCAAGCTTCTCAATTAAAAACTTCCTATACTCCAACAGATTTAAGTGGAACATATACCGAGGAAGAAATTGTAACCGCCGGATATAGTGTGTCTGAATTGGCGGATGCTAGCTTCAATGCGACTTCATTAGTAACTAGTTACACACCTGAAGATTTAAGTGGTGTATATACAACTGAAGAAATCGTAAACGCTGGGTATAGTAGTGCTCAATTGAAAGATACATTTAGTCCAACAGATTTAAGTGGTTCTTATACGGAAGAAGAAATTGTAACCGCCGGATATAGTGTATCAGAATTGGTCGATGCTAGTTTCAATGCGGCATCATTGGTAACTACATTTACTCCTCAAGATTTGAGCGGGTCATACACAAAAGAAGAAATCGTCGAAGCCGGATTTACCGTTGAACAGTTGAAAAGTGATTATACTCCATCAGATTTGTGTGGAAATTACACACAAGAAGAAATATTGGATGCCGGATATAGTGTTACTGAATTGGCTGACGCTAGTTTCAACGCAACATCACTTGTAACTAAATTTACACCACAAGATTTAAGTTCATCATACACAACAGAAGATATTGTTTCCGCCGGATATTCAATTGATGACTTGAAGGATATTTACGAACCGACAGATTTGTGTGGAAATTACACAGAATATGAAATTCTAAATGCTGGGTTTAGTGCCACACAATTAGCCGACGCTGGTTTTAATGCTTCATCATTAACAACAAAGTTCACCCCACAAGATTTGAGTGGAATTTATACAGACGAAGATATCATAGGTGCTGGTTTTGAAGCGACTGTGTTGAAAGAAATCTATACACCCCAAGATTTGAGCAGTTCTTATACAACTGAGGAAATAGTTCAAGCAGGATATACCGTAACAGAATTGGCTGATGCCAGTTTTAACGCAACAGATTTAGTGAATAATTTTACACCTCAAGATTTGAGTGGATTGTATGCGGATGAAGAGATTATCACTGCCGGTTTCCAAGCAAGCGACTTAAAAGATACATACAGTCCTCAAGACTTGAGTGGAACATATACAGACGATGAAATCATACACGCAGGATATCAAGCAAGTGACTTGAAAGAAACATATAGTCCTCAAGACTTGAGCGGAACATATACAGAAGAAGAAATTGCGGATGCTGGATATAGTTTGTCTGAGTTAACCACAGATATTAGTTTGAATGCTGCCTCGTTGGTAAATACATTTACACCGGAAGATTTAAGTGGTGCGTTTACAAACGAAGAAATTGTTGAAGCTGGTTTCCAAGCCTCTCAATTAAAAGACACATTTACACCAGCAGATTTAAGTTCAAATTACACAGAAGAAGAAATTGTATCGGCCGGATATAGTGTAACGGAATTGGCGGATGCTAGTTTCAATGCCGCAGCATTAGTAAATAATTTCATACCGGAAGATTTGAGTGGAACCTATACGGATGAAGAAATCATTGAAGCTGGGTTTGAAGCAACTCAATTAGTAACCAAATTTACGCCAGCAGATTTAAGTGCTAATTATACTGAAGAGGAAATTGTTTCGGCAGGTTACGGTGTTCAAGCCTTAGCGGATGCCAGTTTTAATGCTACAGCATTAGTAAATACATTTACACCAGAAGACTTGAGTGGAACATATACCGACGATGAAATCATACATGCCGGTTTCCAAGCGTCTCAATTAAAAACTTCCTATACTCCAACAGATTTAAGTGGAACATATACCGAGGAAGAAATTGTTTCGGCGGGATATAGTGTAACAGAATTGGCGGATGCTAGTTTCAATGCGACATCCTTAGTTAGTGTTTATACGCCCGAGGACTTGAGTGGAACATATACTAAAGAAGAAATTGTAAGTGCTGGATATTCAATTACAGATTTGGTAAGTTCATATAAGCCGGTTGATTTGTGTGGAAATTACACAGAACAAGAAATCGTAGATTCTGGATATAGTATTGAGGATTTGGCCGAAGCCAGTATTAGTGCTTCTTCGTTAATAAATAATTACAGTCCATCCGATTTAAGTGGCGTGTATGACGATACACAGATTATTGAAGCGGGTTTCGAAATTACTCAATTGAAAGACAAATATACTCCTTCAGATTTAAGTGGTGCTTATACAGAAGAAGATATTATTCAAGCCGGATATAGTGTTACTGAGTTAGCGGATGCTAGTTTCAATGCTTCTTCATTGATAAATAATTATAATCCAACCGACTTAAGTGGTGTATACGAACAAACAGAAATCATATCAGCTGGATTCACAGTAGCACAAATGCATTATTCGGGATATAGTGCGTCAGAATTAATAGGAAACTACAGTCCATCGGATTTAAGTGGAATATACACGCAAACAGAAATATTAAATGCCGGATATAGTGTGTTGGAGTTATACAACACAGGATTCGCTTCATCATCATTGGTAGGAATATACGATGTGACTGATTTGAGTGGCGTATATAGTGATAATCAAATATTAACGGCGGGATATAATGTCCAAGAACTATTAGATATAAATTTTACAGATGTTCAAATACGAACAGTGGGATACACGTCGCTTCAGTTTAAAAACGATGCTAACTATGACGCAACAGAATTAATCGGAGCAGGATTCGGCATACAAGATTTGTATGATGCTAGTTTTGGAATTATTGATATATCAAATGCGGGATTCAATGGTAGTCAATTACGAGAAGTTGGATTCAATATTAGTGAAATGTCGGTGGCGGGATTTTCCAATGAAAATTTATTTTCAGCAGGATACACCGCAAGTGAAATGTTAGTCATTGAACAAAATGTAGTCAATTTGAAAACATTAGGGTATAGTGCTTTACAATTGAAAGAAGCCGGAATAATTTTGACTGAATTATACAACGCTAATTTTACTATTACGGAATTACAAGCGGCAGGATATACAACAAGTGAATTAACTGGTGTAGGATATGGATTGAGTGATTTCGCATCTATAGAGCGAATCTTGGGATTATCTGGGTGGATTGTCCGTAAGAGTTCATCGAAAGAAGTATTTGATGAGGTGTTTTTCAGTAATGGTCTTTTCATAGCTACTTCTAAAAATTCATACAAAAAGGTCATTTACTCTAGTGTGGATGGTATTGTGTGGGAGAAAATATTCAATTCTAATTTCGTAAATTTCCAATCAATGGCTTATGGAAATTCAATTTGGATAGCAATCAAGGACCATTCAGTTTTGACTAGTATAGACGGAACAAACTGGGTATTTTCCGACACAAATCTTGAATATGCTTGGTATTCAATCGCATACGGAAATAATCTGTTTGTTGCTATAGCAGGATATCCAACACAAAAATATTTGGTTGTCAGCACAAATGGTGTGGAATGGTCCATAATAACGACACCGGTGAATAAAAATTGGGTTTCTTTAACCTATGGAAATGACAATTTTGTGGTGGTTGCCGATGATAATACTGAACAAGATATATTAACAAGTGTAGATGGAGCAACTTGGACACCTCAAACATCTCCTAGTGGTGATAATAAATGGAGAAAAATAGAATATGGAAATGGAATGTTTGTTGTGGTGGGTAATCGAGTAATGACAAGTGAAAATGTTTCAGAATGGCAATTGGAAGACAGTATTAACAAGACATGGAATTCATTGACATATGGAAATGGGCGATATGTGGCGTGTGCTATGTCGGATGGTTCAAGTTATTTATTATCGTCGGATATGGTTCAATATGGTTATAGTTCAGTAGATTTGAAAAATGCCGGATTTACAAATCAAGATTTGTTGGACAATGGCTACGAATTGGTCGATTTTGTGCAGTCTCAAACACCTCTGAATGAATTGAAAGATCTGAGTTATAATGCTTCGGAATTATTGGAATATTTCAGCGGAAGTGAAATTCGTCAAGTAGGATATACATTAAATGATTTTACTACAACAGTAACACCTACACCAAGTGTATCCACATTTAAACTATACGGATTTACACTTCAAAATTTCCTAGATGAGAGTTATAGCGTTGGAGATTTATTGAACGATTTTTCGGTGTATGAATTACGAGTGGATGGTTCTATTAGTGCCGACACATTATACGCAAATAATGTGACTTCCACACAAATGAAAACCGCCGGATTTACATTATCTGAATTAATATCAAGTGGTTATAGTTTGTCTCAATTGGTTGATGCTGAATACACATTACAAGAATTAAAAGACGCCAATTATAGTGCGTTGGATTTGAAAGGCGTTGGATTCGATATTAATGAATTATATCAAGTGGAATTTACATTGGTGGATCTTTCAAATGCTGAATATGGAATTTCGGATTTGTATGGTGTGGGATTCAGTTTGACACAATTAAAAGACGCCGGATACACTTCAACAGAAGTATTTACATCGCTGGATATTTCATATTCACAATTGTTTGAAGTAGGTTATTCAGTCACAGAAATACAAGACGCGGGTGCGGGTTTACAAGATTTGGCGGGTATTGGATACAGTGCCACAGTAATGAAATCATTGAATTTCACTTCTACAGAATTGGTAGGTGCTGGATATGGATTACAACAATTGTATGAGGCGAATTATGGTGTTACTGATTTATCAAACAGTGGATTTACATTGAGTGAATTGAAAGGTATAGGATTCAGTGTGGGAGATTTACATACTTCTGGATATTCAACAACACAATTATATGATGTAGGATTTAATGCTATTGAATTGAAGAGTGTTGGAGAAACAATAGATAATTTGAAGGGATTTGGATTTAGTGCTTTGGAATTAAGAAACGCGGATTTCGATGTTTTCGAATTGAAGGACGCCGGATTTTTGATTACAGATTTACAAGCAGCCGGATATGAAGTTTCTGATTTATCAAGTGTTGGATTCTCATTGGCAGATATTTTGGCAATCACGATAAGTTATAGTTTATCTCCTTGGCAACTTCGTTCGACATACACAAACACTTCACTATATTCTGTAGTGTATAGTAATGGATTATTTGTTGCGATTTCATATGGCTCCAACACAAATGTTCAAACGAGTGTTGACGGTATACAATGGAAAGAAGTGGAATGTCCTGATTATATGAAATGGACATCTGTAGCATATGGAAACGATATGTATGTTGCTTTGGCGGATTCATATGATAAACGGTTGGTTGTAACAAGTGAAGATGGGGTAAATTGGTCAATAGCAAACACATTCGATGATTATTATTTCTATTCTATGGCTTACGGAAATGGTTTATTCGTTGCTATTGCGGATAAACGCGGTTCTGGTCGTAGTATAATAACATCGACAGATGGTTTGGTTTGGACAGAAAGCACAATCCCTGTTCAAAACGACTGGCGTTCCATTACTTATGGTAAAAACAAATTCGTTGTGGTATCTACATCCGGAAATAACGACCGTGTAATGACAAGTTCGGATGGTATTGACTGGACTGTTCAAGTAACGCCGGAAGACAATGGATGGTGTTCAGTGGCATACGGAAACAATATGTATGTAGCAGTGGCGAATAGTGGAACATCTAATCGTGTAATGAGTAGTTCAGATGGAATTACTTGGACGTTGGATTCTTACACGACAACGGATAATTTCAGTTCAATTGCTTATGGAAATGGACGATTTGTGGCTCTTTCTTATTCTAGTGGAAACAATTATATTTTGACGACGGATGTATTGAAATTCGGTTTTACATCAGAAGATTTGAAAATCGCCCAAGTGAGTGTTCAAGATTTATCCGCAAACTTTACAGTAATAGAATTAAAGGACTCTGGATATACAGCCGAGGATTTGAACACTGGTGGGTATACAATACAGGATTTGTATGACGCTAGTTTCAACGCATCAGAAGTTCAAGGTGCTGGTTACGACGTCCAAGAATTGAATGATGTAGGATTTACAACAAGTGAATTGAAATCGGCCGGTTTTACCGTGGTGGATTTATCTGGTGTTGGAAAAACTTTGGAAGAATTGAAAGAAGCCGAATTCACAGCCGAAGAATTAACTGACGCTAATTTCACTATTCAAGAATTAAAAGATGTTAGCTTCTCAGCAGTAGAAGTCCAGCAGGCTGGTGCTACATTGTCAGATTTGAAAACAGTCGGTTATAAGGCGACAGAGCTTACTGATGTGGGATATAGTTTGAAAGAATTGGTCCCACGAAAAGTCCAAACAACATCAATTAATTATAACATCCCAAGTATTGATATTACAGATTTGGATAATGATGGTGGAGCTACTGTAACTGCCATTAAAACAAATATTAAGAATAGATATGCTATTCAGTTTAGTGTGAAACCTGAACACATCATTGTTTTATTATTGCCAGCAAATTCCGTAGATGTCAATATTGAAGTCACTACATATGATGATGAAGAAGCAACAACAAATCTTTCTACATATACAAATGACACAAACGCAGCCAACGATTTACTAACGGATATTGTCAGCGGTGCCGAGTCACAAAACAATACAGCCGCAAGTCAAAAAGCCCAAGCCGTAGATGTTGCTACAGTGGCAGCTCCAACAACAACAACTGTAGAATCTACACCACCGCCTGTCTATACACTATCAGAATTAAAGGAAGCGGGATTCACAGCATTGGAATTGAAAAACCAACAATATACATTACAAGAATTAATTGATGTAGGATTTATTGTAGTTGAATTAAGAATCGCACAATACACAGCAGTGGAATTAAAGGCAACTGGATTTACTATTCAAGAATTAATCGACGGTGGTTTCGAAATAGAGGCTTTGAAAGATGCGGATTTCGAACTCGGTGATTTGATCACCTATTACACGGGTCCAGAATTAAAACAAATGGGTTATACATTAACAGATTTCACTTTGAGTGCGTCATACACAGTGGTAGAATTAAAAGCCTTCGGATTTTTACCATCAGAATTCAATGCGGATGGTTATACTGTGTTGGAATTATCGGGAAGTTTCACAATCAGTCAATTGCGTATAAGCGGAGGATACACAGCTACACAAATGTTTGACTCCAATGTGACGGCCACAGACGCAAAGAATGGAGGATACACATTGAACAATTTGAAATCGTCACCATATTCCATCAATGATATCAAAACCGCTGGATTTACTGCGGGAGAAATGCGTGAAGCAGGTTATGTATTATCTGAATTAATCAGTGTAGGATATACTGCGGCCGAATTGAAATCAGCGAGTTATACGGCGGTTGAATTCAAGGCCGAGGGATTTACAGCAGCACAATTACGAGCCGTAGACTATAATGTTCAACAGTTGGATAATGCCAATTATACTTCTACAGAATTAAAAGAAGGTGGATATAGTGCTGGAGAATTGAGGAGTGTTGAATACACAGCTTTACAATTGCGAAATATTGGTTACACTGACCAAGAATTATTCGATGGAAATTTCACATTGCCTGAATTCAAAGAATCCAATTTTTCGGTTGCTGATTTATTAGCTTTGTTCACTGGTTCAAATATCCGAACTACTGGATATACTTTGAATGAATTCAATTCGACAACTTCATTGTCTGTTTCAACATTAAAATCATATGGGTTCTCTATTGGGGAATTCAAATCAGAATCTTACACACCTGCCCAATTAGTAAACGATTATACAGTGAATGAAATGCGTGTTGCCCAATACACGGCTACTGAAATGAAGGCGTCCAATATATCAGCTACGGATATGAAAAATGGAAATTATACATTAGAACAACTGGTGAATGGAAGTTACACAATTAGTGAACTGAAACAAGCGGAATATACAGTATCTGGATTGAAACAACATTTCACCATACAAAATGTAATTGATGTTGGATTCACAAAAACCGAAATTTATGAAGGTGGTTATACAGTGAGCGAAATGAGGGGAGCAGGATACACCGCGGGAGATATGTTACCTGTAGTATCCAACAGTATCACTACGTTGAAATCGGCTGGATATACATTGACAGAATTCAAAAATACTACATCATTGAGTGTTTATCAATTAAAACAAACACATTCGGCTGCTGAATTTAAGGCCGCTGGATATACAATCAATGAATTGACAGCAGTCAACGATTTCTCTATTTCTCAATTGCGATTGGCTGGAGGATATACTTCTACAGAAATGAAAAATGCTGGAATAACGGCTACTGATGCGAAAGCAGGAGGATATTCATTATTTTTATTGAAATCTGGTGGATACACCGCTTCCGAATTGTATCAAGCAAATTACACGGCATTAGAAATGAAAAATGATGGATTTACCGACCCGGGTGAGTTGATATCTGCTGGATATACCTTACAAAATATACACGACGCGGAATACGATTCTGGATTATTGAGAGCTATTCAATATACTGCTTCACAATTGAAAGCTGTTGGATATACTTCGACTGAATTGAAAAATGGCGGATATGAAGCCCAAGAATTGAAAGACGCAGATTATACTGCACAAGACATGAAAACGGCTGGATACAACCCTAGCACAATGAGAGGGGTTGGATATAATGCGTCACAATTAAAAGCCATTAATTATAGTGCCGGAGAATTGAAAACCGCCGGATATTCTGCTTCAGAATTAAAAGTAGCCGCCTTTGGGTCTACACAAATGAGGGCAGCCGGATTTACAGCAAATGAACTGAAAGACGCCACATACACATTAACGGAAATGAAAACGGGCGGATATACTGTAAGTAATTTGAAACCATTGTATACCATTCAAGAATTGAAAGATGTCAATTTCACAGTATCCGAAATGAAGCCAAACTACACCATTCAAAATATTATTGATGTTGGATATTCGATTAATGAAATCTATAATGGTGGTTATAATGTTAGTGAAATGAGAGATGCTGAATATACAGCCGGAGAAATGCTTCCATTAGTATCTAACAGTGTGGCTACATTGAAAGATGGTGGATATACTCTTACTGAATTCAAAAACGAAACATCATTAACTGTAGGACAATTAAAAGGCCAATTCAATGCCGGACAATTCAAAAATTCTGGATATACCATTACTCAACTTAGAGAATTCAATGACTTCACAGTTACTCAATTACGCATTACTGGAGGTTTTACTGCGGATCAAATGAGAAACGAATCTGTTACTATTCAAGATGTAAAAGCCGGTGGATACAGTTTATATTCATTGATTAATGCTGGATATACTACCACAGAATTCCACGACGCAGACTATACTGTGGAACAATTAGTAAATGAAAGTTTATCGGCAACTGACATACGAACAGGTGGTTATACAGCCCCCGAAATGATTTCACACTTCACAAGTCTTCAAATGCGTGGTGCCGGTTTTGCCGCGGTTCAATTGAAAAATGCCGGTTCTTCTCTAACACAATTGAAACAAGGTGGATATTCATTACAACAGTTGAAAGACAATGGCTTTACTATTAATCAATTCAAGAATAGTGGTATTTCGGCAGGAGATATGAAAACAGCAGGTTTCAGTGGTAAATCGCTGAAAAACCTCGGATATACAGCAACAACATTACGACAATTAGGATATAGTTTGTTTGAACTAGCGAAAACTACCATCGCTAAGAAATACAAAATTGTATATAATGTGAAAGGTTTAGATTTAGCTGACTTGACCATAGACGATGGAGTCATATTAGTGAATATCAAAACTCGTATTCGCGACCGTTATGCTACAAAATTCAATTTACCAATTGATCGATTGAGTGTTAATGTTTTCGACGCAAATTCGGTAGATGTAGAAGTAGAAGCTACCACAACAAGCAGTGAAGAAGAAGCCGCAGTTGAATCAAACAGCGGAAATGACACGGAAGATATTATTACTGAGGAGTCCGGACAACCCACCGATCCAAATACAACTACAACTAACACAACTATCACAAACGAAGAATTCATTGGTTACACTGCAACGGAATTAAAAGAAGCTGGATATGATATTGAAGAACTATATGACGCTGGATTCACCAAACCAGAATTGTTTGAGGCTGGTTTTGGAATTTCCGATTTCAGGAGAATCAACACATCTAAAGCTGAACTACTTGAATTAGGCTTTACAGAAGAACAAATCAAGGAAGCTGGTATAGAATTTTACCTAGAAGTGTTCAACACAACCATACAAATGAGCACTTTGGCAGAAATGATAGAAGGACAAGAGATAAATCCAATTAGTGGTTTCGACGCTACTGCCATATTGTATTTACCACAATCTATTGTAAACGATGTATTTACCGTAAAACTCACTGGAGACTTATATGACCTTGATAATGTCAACATTACATACTTTACAAATATGGACGCTTGGCCAAGTGGTTATGTAATTAATAGTGTTAACGCTATGATGGACCACGAACAATCCACCGGAGCAATTTATGAACTTGAAACTCGCGAAAAAATGTTATTGAAACACGATTTTATTCGATATATTGCGTATAAAACATTTGGCTCAGTTCACGCAGTAGATTTATTTAGTAATGAAGATGAATTAATCGCGGCATTGAACGAATTCGGTAATAATAATTTCCAACAAGATATTAGTGGTATTTTATGGAAATATGCTTCCACTAATCCAAATCCTGTAGTGAACGCCAATTATGTATATGACGCTGATTATCAATTATACGGAACAACCGATGCGTTCATTAGTAGCGAAAATGTATGTAGAGAACTTTTCCAACAATTATTGAAGAGCCAGAAATCACGATTTTCAAATATGGTGGCTAATCCAAATGGACTATATCCAATACCTATTATTGATGGTGATACAATTTCGTTCACTTGTACAATTACACCTAGTCCTGAACAACGGGTTCTTAGCACGAATGAAAGTATTGGTTCAAAAATATACAAGATTATTATCATTGTTGGAGACCAATTGAATAATACAGACCCAGTTGATTAAATTTATTTTTGAAAAAATCATTGTTATATATAATATATATCAATGACTACTGATGTAAGTGCGGTTGCTGTATTTTACATTTCAGAATCTGATATTCAAAATGTTTTCAAGGTCCGAACTTCCGAAACTAATATATCTGATATATCATATTCAAATCTCTTACACTTTATTCATATGGACCAATGGCCATCGGATTTAATATTGAATCCATTCAACGGAAAAATGGACCAAGCCTTATCAGAAAATGCCATATTAACATTTGGAAATCCAGCCAAAATGCTTGTCAAACACGATTATGTTCGATATTTATCAACGAAATTATTCAATAATCCTAATTGTGTGTCAATCTTCAATAATGAAGTCTCATTAGTCAATTCCATCGAATCTACCGGAAATTCCATCTTTCAAAATGATATCAGCAATGGTTTTTGGAAATTTTCTACCGATTCTTCATACAGTGTGTCCGGTTTTGCGTATGACTCCGTTACAGGAAAAAAAGCCACAAATAACACCATAACATCCAATGATAATATTTGTAGGGAATTACTCAATACTCTTGTTCAAAATGCTTTCAGTCGTTTTGATAATGTTGGAAATGTTATTGATGCCAGTGGTGTATTTCCCTTGCCAATATATCAAGGTGACACTATTTCATTTATTACACAATTGGACCCAGCAGAAAATCAACATTTATTAACATATTCAAATGAATTTGGAGGTCGTTCTTATTCCATAAAATTGGTCGTTACATAGTTTTTTGTTATCTGTAAATCGACTTTTTACTTTGTTCTATGAAGGCTTTTTTGATTTCTTTCACACAACTATCGAACTTTTTAGACCCACCGTTGACTTTATTCATATAATGGATATTTAATTCGCTCATTTCACCATTATTTACAATTATATCGTGGTTGTCCTTTTTCCACTGGATGTATTTACGTAATATTCTTTGGGATAAAATTAATATAAGCGATTTGAATTCTTCGGTTTCAAAAACATTCCACGTGTTTTCTTCGAATTTATAAATTATATTCGGCTTTTCATTCAAACATAACAACGGAATATTTTGTGGTTGTTTTATCAATATTTGAAGAATACATTCTTCGCGACTTGTGTCAAACAAATATTGTAAGTCATCATCTTGTATTTCAAGGTCTTGAAGCCATGTCTTGTAATCCTTCTCCTTTTTATCACACGTTTCCAAATATTCTTCTACCGTTATGGTCGGTCTAGGCAATATTATACTCGAACCACCATTTTGAATTTCTATCAGTTTGGTTTCCAAGTAATCAACCCGTCTAGATAACTCCACAATACATTGTAACATCGTCGATTTATTGTTCAATGTTTCATTTATACTCCCATGACGCAATATCATGTGTTTATCTCGTTCTCGCTTTGTCCTCAATTTCATCAAACACAAATTACAATTATAGTATGTGTTTTGTTGCATAAAGTCGTTTGTTGGGCGTGTTTTTTATAATCTTATATTATATATTTTTCGAATCAATTTTTTCAATGATACCTATGAATTTTACTTTGAAAACACGCACCCCAAAATACAATAGTGTAAGAACCCGCGGCGAAACTGTCCAATTGAACGAACAACGACAAATCAATCAATTCTATTTACAAATGCCTATGTTCGACCGAATCAAAAACAATGGAGAACCTTGTAAAAGTTGTGGTAAATAATACAGGATTTTATATATTTATTTATATTATAGAATATATCAATGAGCAAATATATGGATGATAAAACTATGTTCTTAGAACCAACTGTTTCTCAATATGGCAGTCGTATGGTAATGACGAATGTTCATCAACCTACGCGAACCAAATATTGGAACATCGATACACAATTTTCTAATGACTACACCTCCTCAAATCCTACAGAATATAATATTTCATTGCCTGAAGCTATTAACAACGTCAAAACTATCAAAGTTACTGACGTCCAAATCCCTATTACTTTCTACAATATTTCTTCATCTTTGGGAAACAATCTGTTCAAAATCGTCGATAGCAATAACAACTCCAACACAATTATCCTTCCCGATAGTCAATACAATCCCGTATCTTTAGCAAGTGCCATTAATGACCAACTTACTCTTTTAGGAATTGATTTGACCTTCGATTTATCAAACAATGAACACGTATGTAACATCAAAAATCATTCATTAACTGCCACATATACTGTTCAATTTGCCATTAGCTCTAATGGTTCTTGTGTAGGAGTCAATGCCGATTTTGATAAAAACTTATTGAAATCTAAATTGGGATGGTCCTTGGGATTTCGCAACATTGAATACTCTATTAGCCCATCCGGTTCTCAAACCAGCGAAAGTATTTACTTCTTGAACACCAAAAATCTTTTTTTGGTCGTCGATGAATTCTCCAAAGGAAATCAAAATACATTCATTTCACCTATGTATGATTCTATATTGAACAAAAATATTTTAGCAAAGATTTCACTTGACTACGAGTCCTTTCCATTCGGCTCTATCTTGAATGGTAACGACGGAGGAGGGTATTTATTATCGGATTGTCGGTCATATTCTGGAAAAGTCAATTTACAACGTTTGAAGTTACAACTCGTTACTATACACGGATTGCCTGTAAATATGAACGGTGTAGACTTCTCATTTTCACTCGAAATTACCTACGAATAGAAGTTTGGATAAAAAATTGATTTCTATATTATTGTTCTTATTATACACAATAATATAAGGAACTATGATATTGAGCACTGAACAAAAATACGCACTACAACAATTCCAACAAGGGCAAAATCTGTTTATTACTGGACCCGGAGGCACTGGAAAAACACAATTAATCAAACAATTTGTTGAATATATGAAAACCAAAAATATGTCGTATCAAGTTTGTGCGATGACCGGCTGTGCGGCAGTATTACTCAAGTGTTGTGCGAAAACACTTCATTCGTGGTCGGGCATTAAATTGGGAAAAGGTGACACACAAAAAATATTGAACAGTATATTGAGGAATAAAAAAGTGGTGGAATCTTGGCGTGTTGTTCGCGTTCTTATTGTGGATGAAGTCAGTATGATGTCGCAAAAAATATTTGAATTGTGTGACTTGATTGGCCGGCAAGTCCGAAAAGTGAGTAAACCCTTTGGAGGCGTTCAATTAATATTCACGGGAGATTTCTTCCAATTGCCTCCTGTTGGAGATAAAGACGGTGATCCAACAACATCTAATTTCTGCTTTCAATCCAAAAATTGGTTTTCCACATTTCCACTAGAAAATCACATCGAATTAAAAACGATTTTCCGACAAAATGACCCAACATATATCAATATATTACTACAAATACGACAGGGAGAACTCGATGAAGAAAGTGTGAATATATTGAAACAATATGTTCGACGACCCGTAAAAGATGAAAACGGATATGTTCCTACAAAATTATTTGCCATTCGTTCCAAAACCGATTTCGTTAATTCATCGATGTATGCCAAAATAGAAGACGAAGAATTCGCATACAGTCACATTGAACGCACTGATTGTGCTTTATGGTTAGATTCACAGAGACCTTTCGATATTGAATCTCGGCGTGTGTGTGAAAGACTAACATCGGAAGAAAAAACACATTTGATAACACAATATAAGAACAATGCCAATATTTCCGAAAATATTACTTTGAAAAAAGGAGCATTAGTTATGTGTACATACAATGTTGACGTGGAAGTCGGAATATGTAATGGTTCTCAAGGGGTCATCATAGATTTTGTGAAATCTAGTAAAAATGATTGTATGATTCCTATAGTGGCATTCAACAATGGAATTCGGTGTGCCATTGATTACCAATTTTATCAATCAGAAGAATTTCCGTGTTTGGCCATTGGACAAATTCCTTTATGTTTGGCTTGGGCATTGACCATACACAAAATTCAAGGAGCCACTTTGAAAGACGCCGATATTGATTTGGGTAACAGTATTTTCGAATATGGACAATCTTATGTAGGATTATCGAGAATACAATCACTGGATGGACTGTATTTGTCTGCGTTTGTCCCACATAGAATCAAAGCCAATCCACTTGTGCGAGAGTTTTATGAGAAAATTCCCAAAGTAGACTACACTGATATGATTGTTACTGAAATAACTGCTCAAGAAGATGCCGAACTTACAGAAGAAAGTTATGATGAAACCACAAAGAAAATAGTCTTCGGAAAAAACATATTTGAATCATTTGCCAATGATGATTCCGACATAAAACGCGTGTATTTATAATTTATGGGATATTGCTCAAAGCCAAAAAGTAATTCATGGGTATCATACCTATATGAATCATCAAATGATTCATATTATAAAATGGTTTTGTAGTTGTAGTCAAAAAAAGCAAATATAAATTCGTAAACATACACACTGCTGTGTTTGTATTCCATACACCCAATACAGAATATATTATACAGAAAAACGCATTAGAACCAAGCAACATATCAAGCATTTTTGTTTGTTCATTCACCCTATTTATCGAAAAATATTCTTTTTTATAAATCAAAGTACTATAGATTTTATGAACTAGTATACACAATACACACGCAAAAACGCATTGGAAATAAAATAAATACCGAAATCTATCAAACAAATTATGTATGTTTAAATGAATGTAAAATTGTGTCAATGCTCGACCCTGTAAAATGACTATATCTTGAAATAAATAGTTTCTGAATGAAATAGTAGCTTTATTCAAATCATTATTTTTATCGAGATTGTTAGTGATAAAATTATGGAACTGATAAGATGTCATCGATAACAACCCGTTCGCACAAACATCGAACAAATAATATGTTCCGTAGATTTCTTTTTGATGTTCACTCGCATATAATGTGTATGTTCCAATTGTAGATGCCACGCACAGAAAATAACTATATTTCAGAACTTGCTCAGCATTTTTTAATGTAAGATTTTTCAATAATGATTTATATAAAATTTTTAATATTATTACGAACCAGTATAAATTCAAATAAAACAGTCCATAATGTTGAATACGTAGTGCGGTCCAAACTATTATTTCGAGCGTTGGATTCATCGGTACCAAACAATTTATGAAATTTTCATTCAAAATTACATTATTATGAAAATTGTAAATGCGATAATATACAAACGTTATAACAAATAAAGAATTCGAAATGATTTGAATATACTCTTCACATTTATATTTTTTTAAAAAGTATGTAGTGACCATGAATATATTACTCGTCTCCATTAAAAATAATCTGTTAATTGAACCAACACCTCTTTGAAAATCTATCGCCATTATAGAAATAGCAAGCTGACAAAATGATGTAATATGGTGATATATCATATCCAATTTACGGGTCGGTAAAAAGAATAGATCGCAAAACATATACATACATAATATTATACTTGTAACGAAATATTCTTTTATGATATGTACATTAAACAAAACATACAACGATATTGTTAATAATCCAAGATGACTATAATCTTCTATTTTCGCGTATTCTATAGGTGTATTAATAAAACGATTGATGAACATTTCTATATATTTACTCTTACTCTTATTTATGTTTTCATTCTATATTTATTTAAAGAATTTATAATATTTCATTTTAATGTCCACAACGATGTCTTTTGATATAATACATTTAAGTTCTCCTGTAATCTATAGCGGATTTGTTTATATACTACAAAATTACATTCATCCATGTCCACATGACTATTTTATGAAGTTATTTCGTTATCATCATAATTTATTCTTGTCTGGATTGTCTTGCGTGATGTTCTTAATGATTAGTATAGGTAATTATCAAACAGGAAAATTTGAATCTACTCAAGCATTATTATGTTCTCCTTACGGAAATAATTGGATGGCAAATACTGGTGCGTCATTATTCCTGTGGTCCAAATATCTGGAATGGTTCGATACTATGTTTCTTCATCTCAGTGGAAAACCCATTTCAATGCTCCAATATACACATCATATGTCCACTGCTTGTTTAATGTATTTGAATTTCATAGATTATTTGAGCCCTCATATGTATATTTTCATGGGTTCAAATTGCTTTGTTCACATTTGGATGTATTACTACTTCGCAGAACCACGCGGGTGGATTCATAAATATAGACAATATATTACTGCTAGTCAAATACTACAACATATTGTATGTTTATATACCATTTATGTAACTCAACAAATGGGATGTGAACAAAACAAATATGGAAACATTTCTGGTTTTTTCATGTATTCAATGTATTTATTTTATTTTGTTGGATTCTATGCAAATAAATATCTTGCGTCTTCCAAATATCTTATTTAAATATATATCCACTTTATAATGGTAGCAGCAAGTGTGTTACCAGTTGCCTTACATAAAGGAAAACTGTATTTTTTGTTCGGGAAAGAAAATCAACTCGAAGACAGTGCAAAAGGTTTTTCCGATTTTGGAGGCGGAGTTGAATCCGGCGAAACCATCATGAATACTGCTTTGCGAGAAGCTGCCGAAGAATTGAGCGGGTTTTTAGGAACATCATCCAGCATACAAAAATTAATCAAGAAAAATGGCGGTTACCACAAAATCGTCGTCAACGATTATCACATACATATATTCTTTATGAATTATGACGAGAACTTGCCAAAATATTTCACGAATTTCCACCGTTTTATGTGGAACAAAATGGACAAACATATGCTCAATGATAGCAAACTGTTTGAAAAACAAGAAATTCGATGGTTTTGTGAAACTGAACTGTCAAAATCCATGAAACTCTTCAGATCTTTTTACAGGAAAATGGTCGAAGAAATCATACAAAATATGCCGACGATTCGCAGCTTTATAAAAGCCCGTTCTGGTCGCAACAACCGCAGAACCCGCCGCATGAAAGGTGGCTGAGGCGGGGTTTCCTTTGAATTATCCAAGGAAGATCCTAGCGAAAAATTCAAAGATGAAACTTTGTAGATTTTTCTTCTTATGTTTATATATTTATGAATTCCCATCAAGAGATTTATATTACTGAAAATATTATCAAAAATAATGTTCCATTACATAACCTTGAATACAAAGAAATCAAAAATAACGGAGAACCTTTATACATCGAGGGACAATTAAACGATAAGACTTTTAGCTATATTCATCCCATTTTGAAAAAATCTAAGAAAACGAAATCTAAGAAGAAAAAATCTGTCCGATTTAAGAAAAAGCTTGCCTCTACTCAAAAAGTAGGAATGCCGACGTTAAATTCACCTACATATCAAAATCTAACGTCTAAGAAAAAGGATAAGCGTCGTAAATCATCCAAAACAAATCATACGAAATGATTCATTGTATGAACCATTTTCAATATTCATACACACATAATTAGTGTAAAAAAATACATATTAATTTATATATATAAAGTAAATTGATATGTCTTGGAAATCACAAGGTGGAATATATCCTACAGAAAAATCGAATAATATTAATGTCGATACTGTTGTCGCTAACAATATTATCTTGAAAAATAAGTATGTCGGCACTTTCGATGTATCCGGCTCTCTTTTTGTTCAAAAAGATGTTGATATCAAGGGCGAACTAACAGTCGAAGGAAATACTTCATTGTCGGATATTCGGACTACGTTATTAACTGTCGATGATAATGCCGCTTTCTTGGGAACAACCTCCTTCATCGGTGACATTACTACTGAAAGTAACTTGAATTCTATCGACATTAATCTCGAAGGAAATATTGATATCAAGAAAAATTTGAACTTCATCAAAAATGACAACTCTATCAAACACACCATATCAGCAGACCCTTCCGGTATTTTTATCAACAATCTAGAAAATATTCCAAGTACTCATACACTCCATATTTACGGTGAAAATGAACAAGCTTTGTCCGTGGGTTCTCAAAGCTTAACCAATCATAATGTCATTGCCAGCAACACTCAAAACAGTAAAATCGAATCCAAAATTGATTCTTATATGTCCAGCAGCGACCCCGGATTTCAACGCTCCGATAATACCAAAATGTCTCTTGTATTCACCGGCGGCGACAATTACAGTGACTTACCAACTGAATCTTATGAAACATTCGGTAAAGCACACGTCACATATCACGCGTCAGGAAATAATATGCTCATTGGTGACTTGGAATTAAATACACCCAACAAAATATTTTTATCAAGGTCAACCGTCATTAGCGATAGAGACAACAACATCAATGAAAATGAATACTTGAATGAACCCCTCACTATTTATGATAATTCCAGCAATACTTATTTTGAAACCATTTATGACAATCCTCTTGCTTATACCGGTTCCGCCGCCACATTCTTAACCCACGACTTTAGAGCAACCACATTCAATAACCATTTAGCATACTATATGAAACAAGGATGGCGACCTCTTACAGAAACCACCGGCGAATTTACATATACACCTATCAAAGCAGGTGCTTCTTATGGTGGTGGCGTCTATCCGAACGATGATACACGAAGTTTTGCCTCTTTTGGTCTACGTAAAGCAACCGGCGATTATTTACCTAGTCATAACATTGTTCAAGGTAAAGACCCAGCGAAATATTTTTCGACCACCGGAATTAATACATATAAACCTCGAACAGAACAATATGTCTTGGAAGTCAATGGCCCAACACGCATTGATAATAGCGATATTGAACCTATTAGCACAAATGGTTTCGAAATGAGAAAAATAAGCACTTCTCAAGATTATCCCGAATTGTCTGCCATTATAGGTTCTTCTATAGATATCAGTGGCGGGTTCTCATACAATAACAACGTATTCGGTACATTGTCTTACGGCTACAGACAAGAAATTATGTTGTCTATGGATTATGGCTCTAGCTGGAAATCAACTTTACTATATCCCTTTGATATTGATGACACCACAGGAACATTGAATGGTTGTATGCGTGGAGATGTATTGAATGATATTGTAGTTGTTGATAACAGTTTTGCCATAGCAGTTGGTAGTGACACCATTATATACACTAAATCTTTGTATGAAGACGCCTCCAAAAATTGGTTCAATATGACCGATATTACGATTAATGATATTAATGACTATAAAAATGTTTTGATTCTTCGTGACCCACAAAATACAGACAACTTCCGAATGTTCTTCTCTACCAAATCCAAATTGTGCTACATCGATACCACATTTTCATTCCTTACCGGCATTAATCTGTCTGTTACTATCAATTTCATCAATACACCCATTGTTGACATCATGTGTTTGTCAATCAATAATAATTATATTTTTGTTGGTGGTGACGATTATATTTATAGGTACGAATTAGACGATTTAAGCAACTATACTATGATCAAACAACTGAACATTTTAAATGATAATTATTACACCGAAATTGAAACTTTCGGAAATAACATATTTATGGCGATCGGTAATGGTATTATTTCTGTTACGAAAAATCCGAATGCTCTAATACCCATTTGGATCGATACATATTATTTGGTCGACTTGAAAAGTATCCACATTTATGATGAAAATAATGCCATTATTGTTGGAGAAGAAGGACTTATTATCATCACTCGAGATGGCGGGGAAACTTGGCACGATATTCCTCTGAATATTGTGAACGCATCCGGAAAAAGTCACCTTATTTTAGACCCAACCTATAACTTATCCGTTGTTGGAATCACTGACCCCAACACATTGCTCATTTCGAAAATTATACAAGCATATGACTCCGAAACCCACGGTAATTCTATTTTGTATAATGTTTTCGCACCCAACTATGTCAACAAAGAATACAATACTGTGTTAGATATGAGCGGAAATATGAACACATCCGGATATATTTCGATTAATGACGGTGGTGATCTTCGAACTACTATGGATGACTTTAACCTCTTTCCAAACACAATGAATTCTCTCAATATCGGTGGGGCATGCGAATCCATCAATATCGGTTCTACGTCATACGGTAATACTATTATTCGCAATGATTTATACACGACTAGTCAATTGAATATTGACGGAAACTTAATATTGGAAAGTAGTCTCGGTATTGGAATGTCGAACCCTCAAGAAAAAATAGACGTTTCTGGCAGCGTTCTCATACACAATCATTTGTTAGTAGATCAAGATATTTCTGGAAGTGGGAATCTTTATATTCAAGGAAATTCATTCTTCAACGATGAGACACGATTCAATGAAGATGTTACAATTGATTCTAACTATTCATTGATCACAAATAAAATTAATAGCACTGATGTATCCGGTCAACCTGTAAAAATTGGAAGTATCACTAGAGATATTCAACTTGGGTATGATAATACTTCTTATACAAAAGTTATCAACATTGGAAGTGTAAATGATCAAGTATTTATTAATGGTAAATTATTTGTCGTTACTACAGAAGATCTTAGTGCCAACAACACGAACCCTACCTTTAACCCTGCTCAATTGTATTTGAATGCCGCGTCAGGTATTAACAATTATGGTTCATCTGCCGGTTCTGGTATTTACTTTATTGATAATAATAACAACCAAAACGCAGCATTTATAAAAGTATCTGATGATCTACAAGGGTTCACCTTTATGGCTCCCAGTTATGATAGTAATGGTCAAGAATTATCGACTCCTTTGAAAGTTAAACTTTCTACCAACTCATTTTCCACTCACGATTTATCTAGAACATTGGTCATTGTTCAACCGTCTTCTATTAATCCACAAGATATTACACAAGTAGTAGGAGATGCTGATTTTACTATAACCTCCACTGCCATTGACATTTCATTCTTAGTTTTAAATAGCGATTCTTCTCTTGTAAACCCACAAACTATTGGAACCGATTTTATTGTTCTCGGAGATACTTCATTATCGAAGCTCATATCCAGCGAAACAAGTTTGAATGGCTCGACTAATGTTAATGGTGAGTGTTTGATGACCGGAAATGTCACCGTCGATGGGAAATTATCCGTTTCTGATACCGTGGACTTTAATGGAAATATTGGATTAAATGGAACCATCGACATATCCGGCAGTTTGTTAATAGGGGAAAACTATTACTCACAAGGAAATATTGTCCTTTATAACGATACTAACCTTTCTACTATTCATTTTGCCAGCGAAACTACCTCGAATTATGCCGCGATTTCATTCTACAAATCCGTCGTCGGAACCGAATATAATAACTATTTCAATTATTCCGGCGACAATAACTCCACATTAGTCATTACTTCTCAAACAGATAGTGTTGGAGATGACGCTGATAATATCCTATTGCGACCATCCGGCAGTATCATTATCGACGCTTGTTCAAACACCATTGACAATCTTGGACGCACCATTATTCAACCATTCGGTGGTAATGTCGGTATCGGACAAATCAACCCTCAATACCCCCTCGATATCCATTCAGACACCAGATTCTTAAGCCATATGCAATCGTATTCTTACGATGATATTAATTTTACCAACTATTTCGGTAATTCTTTCGTTGATAGCAATGTTTCTGTGGACTCCAGCTCTTGTTGGCAAGACCTAGCCATTTCATACGATTCGAAACATATTGTTGCATCTTCTTACAATCCATACGGGAATAGTTCTTTGTATGTCTCAAATGACAAAGGTGTCAATTGGCTCGATATTTCCATTAATATGGGGAACTCAAACAATGATATTATTCAAGCTGTTCCACATTTGACTTCGAATGATAGCTCATTCAATACCTACGAAGAACTTTTGGATAGTGTCAATTCCGGTATTGTTCCTTTACACACACAACTTGGACAATACTTTGTATCTGGCTCCAGCGAATTTAGTGAACCTACCACTTTCTTCAAAGCATTTGATGATTTGTCTGAAACATCTTGGAGAAGTAATACAACTGTATATTCCAACTCCAGTGATCCCGTTGGACAATATACTGGAACCTTTTCTACTTTAGTCAATGATTTCCCATATGGAGCACCCACTACATCTGTCGACGGTGAATATCTACAAATCCAACTTCCATACCACTTCATCATTCATTCGTTTAATTTTTTCATAGACAATAATACCAGTAACACCAATTCATATCCTAGTCATATTTACTTAGTCGGTAGTAATAACAACAATGATTGGAATTATCTGTTTGATCTATCCCTCAACGATTTAAATGTCGACGTTAACGATATATTGGGCGAAACTATCGAATCTGGAAATATTATTAATCAACAATCATACATTTATTATAGATTTATTGTCCATTCAGTGCTAAACAAAAGTGGTCCATTAACGGGTCAACCCGAAGGTGCGGCGTTCTCCAACATCAATATTGTCGGAACGACTATTAATTCTGCGGGCACCATCGGAACTGGACTCGCTATGTCCGGAACCGGACAATATATTTCCGTCATCAACAAAACCTTCAACAATAATCAAGGTAATATTTTCGTGAATAATAATTATGGTGTTGGAGATTTCGTTGACACCGAAGTCCAAGCCACTAACAACGGTATATGGCAAACAATCGCCATTTCTCAGAAAGGACAATATCAATATGCTGCTATCGGTGCCAGTCATTTAAGTGCCAATATCTTTGTTTCCAATGATTACGGCTCGACTTGGAGCGATTCCAATATGTCTGTCCAAAATGGCTGGCAAAGTATTTCCGTGTCTTCCGATGGTAAATATGTCTCAGCCATACAAAGCGGCAATTTGGCAAATCCATACGGCGGTATCTACTATTCACACGACTACGGCAAAACTTGGAACAGTGATGATGAAATCTACGCTTATGTCCCATATAATAATGCCTTCGGAAATCAAGGATATATTTCATTTGACCATACAATCGCATTGTCCGTATCCGGCAAATATCAAGTCGCCATCGGTCTTGCCAACACCGAAGACTTGACTGGAAATGCCAACATTTGGATCAATAATAATTATGGTCAAGGCTTATGGACCGACACCGGCTCTCGTGCTCCTTCCGTCGACGGTCACTCGATTTTAACCAGTATTTCAATGAACGGCTCTGGACAATACCAAATCGCCGGATACATTTCATACAACGACGTCGACAACTCTTTTAACGGTAATATTATTGCTTCCAATGACTACGGTTCCAGTTGGGAAGACCGAATGTTTTCTCCTACAAACCATACGCATCAAGGCTATTTCCATAAAAGTTCCATTTCAACCAACGGTCAAAACATCACATCCATTCCAAAATATATCGACCCACTCAATACTCTAAATAATAATATTGTTCCATTCGGTAATATCGTTTCCAGCAGTGTGTTTTCCTACGATGATAATATCTCTATTAATTATTTGGGGTCGTCATACACCGGAACTATCAATGACCCACACGCATTAAAAATCAAAGTTCCTAACGATAATGACACCACTCTTATGATGGGATATGATTCGGCATGGAACACTGTATACATCAATGCCAGTGATAAAGACCAAAAGGGGAAAAATATTTGTTTTAATACCAGCGATGGTGGTCACATCGGTATTGGCACACATAATCCTAGTGTCACATTGGATGTTGTTGGTTCCATCAGCTCCAGCGATTTGATTTCCGCACAAAATTTCAGAACAGAGTCCGATTATCGTATCAAAAATAATGTTTCTGAACTCACACATTACGATATTGACCATCTAAGACCCGTCGAATACGACCTCAAAAATGGACGACACGATATGGGATTCTTGGCACACGAAGTCCAAGAAATTTTCCCTTGCCTAGTCTCTGGCGAAAAAGACGGACAATCCATTCAATCTATTAACTATAATGGTATCATTCCTGTATTAGTCAAAGAAATTCAGGTTCTCAAACAAAGGATTCAGGTTCTCGAATCTCAAAAATAAAAACTTGAATATTTTTAAATCTTCACTGGTATATATGTATGGAATTATTGGTCTATTTATTGGAATATTTTTTCAGTTGATAACTCTTAATAATTCTTTGAAAATCATCTCATTACAACCCGGAGGACTCAATGGATTCTATTTGTTTGGCATTTCAAAATATATCAAAGAAAATTACGATTTAGAAGACACACTCTATTTTGGCTCCAGTGCCGGAGCATGGAATGCTGTGTATTTATCAAACAAAAATCCCGTCCTCAGCAAGAAATTCCAAAAATATCTGGAAAATTTAGATATATCCAATATGAACAATTTATACGACATTGAACGCTCCATCAAAAAATTCTATTCCCAACATTCTCATACAAACGACTTCAATCTCAAACAAATTCATATTTGTGTATCTCAAATACATAAATTTGGACTCCGCAAAAAAATTTACAGTAATTTTAACTCCATTGAAGACGCAATAAATTGCTGTATGGCCAGTTCTCATATTCCTTTTGTCACCGACGACAATTTATTTTTTACATACAAAAATAAATTATGTGTTGATGGCGGCTTCTTTGAATATCCACACCCTTCGAAAATATACCCAAATATCATCCTACATCCCCATATGTGGAAAAATCCTCATATTCGAAATTTCGGCAATTTCAAAACTTTCAATGTATCACAACATATACAATGGGGCTACCAAGATGCGTGTTCTCATAAAAAAGAACTCGATGTCGCCCTCTTCTAATATACTCACCCCCTTCTAACATTTACAATTCTCCGGATAAGGAATATCCTTCGACATATAAAATGTTCCACGCGGTAAAGACATTGTATTCAATTTACGATATGGACGATCGTGCGTGTTCTCACACAACCTGAACTCCGGACAATTCGAGATTTTATTCTCTTCCACCTCCATACCAAATATTCTGTGTTTTCCAGATGCCAATAATTTACTCGGCGTCATCTTCGTATTCTTTATTGTGTTCTCTAAATTGTATTGTAAATACTGCTTGTATTGTCTCTGATCAATCACATTCGGTAATCGGTCTATTTCTGTTCTCAATACTTGCGATACCTTCTTTCGTTTTATATAATCACTTTGCGACATATTATATAAAACATATATATTTTTTTGTCATTCATTTATTTCATCCTCCTAGTTCTCCAAATGCCTCTTTGTAAATCTATACACCATATACGAAAATATTGAACCTATTATTGTTCCTATTACCACTTGCTCTATTGTGTGTCTACCAAACTTTACTCTTTGATATAATGTCAAACAACCTATCAGAATAAATATCAACATATACAACTGTGTCGGACGCTTCATACACAATAAATACACTATCGAGAAAAATGACATCTGTGCATGACCCGAAGGCATACCATAACGATTTACACCCGTCAATCTCTCGTGATCCATGAAATCTATTTGATGCTTCGGACGCGGCTGCCTTATCCACATCTTCAAACTTCCATTCAAAACTAAATTCAATATCATCCCCAATATGTACATTATTAAATATGGCTTTCGCTCCCAAATTAAATATGTCGTGGAAGCAAATAATATTGTTGGACCATGGTAACCCACGTGATCAAACACCGTTATATTCACCATCTCTTACAATATATACATATAATATATGTGTTGGAATCCATTCTCATACTTGTATATCCAAGGGCTTAAGAACTCGTTGACTTATACAACTGCTCACAAATAAATGAAAATGACCAATCACTTCGATTCAAATCCACCAAATCACCACGATCATTCAATAACTGTATCGTCATCTTCCGAATATTCACCGGACCAAAATATAATCGCTCTTGATTCTGTAATGAACCACCAAACTCCACATACGTCTTACCATTGATTCCAGGCTTTATCGGTATCAACCCAAACAAATCCTTTATATATGGACCCGGAGATGATGTCTTCACATTGTTCTTGTGGGATATCTCCGCCTGATTCAAAGCATACAACTGATTGTTTGTCAAATTATTCTGATTCATACTCGTCGAAGTTTCATCCACCTCTTCTCCCGTCACTGGATCACATACCTTTGTAGCCAACTTCGAATACTCCGGAATGGGTATCGACGGGTCGTTACGCGTCACCGTCACCAAACCATCATTCAAATGATTCTGATTATAATCATCTAAACTTATCAAAAAATAACTATACAAATTCGTATTTACTGTTGTATCACTCGTCAATTCAATTGTCGACTTCTTCACTAATCTTCCCCCTCGATTCGTTATCGACGTGTTTGAAATCGCTATATCCTTCTCGACCAAGTCATCATACACTATATTGTAATTGTATTCACCATCCACTGAAGATAAATATTTATATTCCTCCGTATTATCATCATACCGCTGATTCGATTGACGCAACACATACTCTATATAATCTCGGAAACCAAATATCCAACCCAATGTCGTATCCCATGTCGCGTTTTGAACCGATTGAGACCCCGAAAAACAACGCGAAAAACTTATCGCATCATAAAATACCAACTTGTAATCCTCTGATGTATATATCTTGTTTATATTCAAACGAATCTTCGTAAACTCACGATTGTTATTCGGGTTTAAATATGTCATCGCTCTCGAACCAAAAGTTATCGGATTATTATCAAACTGAGCATTGATCGCGGACAATAATGTGCTATTCGTATATGTCGTCCCATCTTTATCCGCCGGAATCGTTATCTTTATATTGTTACCACCCGTATGTGTATACGCACCACCACTATCATACACATATGGATTTATATAAAAGAAATTATTCGAACTATCATACAACTCTATCGAATTCGCATTCAAGGGACTGTTACCTATTATAGAAGAATATGGATTCGATCCTTGTATATTATCCAACAAATTATAACTCTCGTCTATACCGAAATTCGACCAAATATTTGTCGCCTCCGTCATATCCTGACCATTATCCGAAAATCTCACGTCGTAATTCAAATGAGTCAAATTATAAGCTATACGAATGTTCATCGACACATCCACATATGTTCCCGTCGGATCCAACTGAGATGTGAAATATGTCTGACTAAATGGTGCCTGAATATCGGTTCTTGTCGACGATAATACCGTCTCATATGTATGCGTATTTATTGTTTGCTGTATGAAATTCAACATATCATTGTAATTGAAAAATGTATTCTGCTGAGACAAATCCAAATCTATCGAACGCTGTGTATCATTCTTGTTTCCAGCCGTTCCATTCGGCAAATAATCCAACACTCGCGATTGCGTTATTGTATAACCCTGACGATTCACATTAAAAGAACCGTCGAAATAAATCTCTTCCACCGATAAATCACGCCCTGATAAATCCGTCCGCATATTAAACATCTCAAACAAACTCGACTCCGCCTCATCTATCACTATCGAATATGTTGTCTCATCAAACGTCTTCTTCTGCTCTATATTCAAATTCAAAAAAGAATCTATTATATCAAACTCCGTACCATCCTCGAAAAATCCCACGTCTATCATATCTTGTGTGATTCTCTCCGTCAACTGATTCAAACTGTAATTTCCCTCCGTTATTCCCACACGAATATTATTCTCTTCATTCACATACGCCGCTGGACTATTACACGTAAATATTATATTCACACTGTTATCTATCACGAAACTCGATAATACCGGCTGCGACTCCGACACCAAATCACATAAATCATTTTCACTAAACTCGAAATAAAAACACGAATTATATCCTTGAACCTGCGTCCATACTGTTCCAATCGCCTGCGTTTGTGGAGCATTCCCTTCTGGTAATCTTATTACAAACTTCGTATTCGGCTCATAAAGAACCTTCATCCTATCTATCTTCAATGTCATCTTAAAATACGTAAATCCATCATTCTCCGTCGTCGATTCTGTGATATCCACTCGCTCTATTTGCGAATCCGACGAAAATAATTTTGAACGCACTATAGCATTATTCACTATCGATATCACTTGCTCTCTATTATAATATCCCGTCTCCAACAAATTTATTTGATGAGTCTTCACCGTGTTTGTCGCAGTTTTTTCTTCGGGACCCACATACTGAATCACTTGGAAATAATTATTGTTCGTGTCCAACAAAAATAAATTCGTCGACTCCGTGTTTATCAATGACGTCGGCTTATATGTTTGACTCGATGTTATTATATACGGCTCATAACTCACCTTATTGAATCCCAAATATGATGGTATCGTCTGTAAACGATATTCATTCAATTGTGTATTCGTCATTCCAACATTCTTTGACGGCGTCCATGATGACCACACCAAATCATAATAATTCTCATTATATACCTTCTGTATGTCTATCGTCAATGTCGTTCGAGCATTCGCCGGATTGTAATACAAATTCGTCGCACCAAAACTCACATCCGTATATGTATTAAATACTGTTGTAAACGCACCATTTATCGCCGTCGTCAATTCTGACGCACTATAATTACCACTCGGAATACCTATCTTGTAATCATGACTACCATTGTTTATACCATCCACATTACCCTTCAAATAAAAAAAATTACTTCCAAAACTCTTACTTATTGTATACCACGTATACGGTATTTGTATCGAATATAATTTCAATGACACCACATCACGCAATGGCTCCGACAAATCAAATGTGAAATTTGTACTCAATCCATATATCGACTTATCTCGATATTGACTATCAATACTTATTACACGCTTTATTGTTTGCTTCAATAATGGATTCAACTGTAATTTATCCGCCGAATATTCGAACGTTTGAACCGAACTTATCGTATTCTTCGATTTCTCCTTTTCATCTTCCTCTTCTTTCTCTTCCTCTTTTTCCTCCGCTTTTTTATCATCTTCTTCGTCTTCCTCGTCCTCGTCCTGAAAAAAATGGTCGTAAATATCTGTGAAAAACTTCGCCAATCTATCACCCGACTCGTTCTGCATATTAGCATATTTTCTTATTAAATGGATGATTCGTGCCTCCAACTCCCTATCAGTTGGATTTGTTATATCTAAAATATTATACAATTCTTTATCTGTGTATTTACTTATATTCATCTTATCGTCTTCATCCATATGTCTATATTATAACAATTATAGATAATATTTATATATTCTTTCTCTCTTCTTTTTTTTCGAAATAACGACGCTTGAACATCTTTTCAACATAACCTCGCAAATCTAATATATGCTTCGTCCTCCATAATATCTTCAACGGAAAAGCCTTCAATCCTTGACCTCGCTTCATATGCATGTGACCTCTGAAACATAATTCGTCAAACACCTTCATCACTATCTCCTCTTCCTCATTCATATCCTCTCTCCTTATATGATACTTACCAATGTATACATACCTGTTGTAATCATCACAACATTCCACCTGCTCTCCGTATATTCTATATTTATTATAATATGGAATATTCTTTATTAAACCTATACCAAATATACGATTGTCTGTGTTATCCATCTCCAACACCATTATATTCATCTCCTGCGGAATACGACGCGTTATCATCTGCGGACTACCATACAAACAACCATTCGGTATCTTCTTCACACGATATTCTTCATTACGAAGCCGCGTTGTCGTATTGAAACGCGACGTAAATAAATGATTCCTTATACCCCTACCATATTGAGCTACTCTACGCCTCTCTTCGTATTCACTCATTATTTCTGTTGACTTCATCTTTGTATTCATTGTTTTTATATTTATCCTTTATCCTTATTCGGAAATCAATTTTTTGTTTTTCTCTTTTATATTTTTCATTTTCATATTTTACTCGCCACTATTTTCCAATACCAAGGCAAATCATACACTACATTGTATTTCTCACCACTACGCAACTTCTCCTTGATTTTATTCATCTCCTCATTATTCTTCCAATTTAAACTTATTATTATTCGCTTCGAATATTTGTCATTCTTATGAACTATCTCAACCACCTTCTCTATATTTCCCCAACTCAACTTCTCAAACACCGACTTTATATACTCCAATTTCATATGTATATCCACCTTCGGTATACATATGTCCAACTTATCTGTCATATATTTTTTTTTAAATGTATTTTTTGTATCCTACCATTTCACCTTACTTCAAATCAATTTTTTAGTTGTTACTTTTTATTCGGTGCTTTCTATTTATTAAATTCCATAATCAGCAAACGTATTCGTATTATCACTGTGACTCGCACGCTGCCTACCCACACGCTCCTTGAAACAATACCAATTCTTCCTACACATTAATGACACCCAAATCTGGTCATTTGCGTAGATCCAATGCTCCAATGTCTCGTCCAACTTTGGTATCGCCCACTCATACAACTCTATCAACTCATCATACATACTCTCATTCACTAAATATCCCGAAGCTGTATGTGCCTTATTCACCTTGTATAAATAATCGTAATCGCTCTCTTCATATACCTGTAAATTATACGCCAACATGATTACGTCGAACTCCACCTTGTCATCAAACACTCGCCTCATTAATCCATCAAATGCCTCTTTCGAAACCAAAAACTCGAAATCGTCCTCGAAAATCAATATATTCTTGTATCTCTTCTCACGGGCCTCTTTCAATACATTCAAATGAGCATATCCACACCCCACTATCCCACGAGGGTATTCGAACTTTATTCCCTTGAAACGGTCATTCGGAACCAACCCATAACTCTCTAATTCCTTCTCTATTTCTTCCTTCCTGTCTGGACGCTCGTCCAAATTTATATAAGCTATCTTCGCTATGTTCTCACACATATTATATCTTGTGTGTCTTCTTTTTATATGTCTTCTTTTTGTGTTCATATTATCAAAAACTAGTATTCGGCTATATTAATTAATCTTCTGATATGGATTCCATTATCTTGGATGAAAATTTCAATAATGAAACTTTAGATACTTCATGGATCGAATTCGAAAATAAAATCGAAAATATTCACGAACATTACGTTCGTGAACCTCCACAAGAAATCGACATATTCTGTATTTACGTCAACCTCGACTCCTCCATCGAATACGTCATCAACGAAAAAGAAGAACTATCTTTCATCGATAAAGAAAAAAAAACTAGAGGCATACACAAAGAACGACTCCTACAACTCATACAAAAGAAAAAAATGCACTACGCAAACCGCTCCAAAAAATGTAAACTTATGGATATTTTATTCTATAACGCCGATATCGAGTCCGTTGACCTCGAACAAGACTATATGAACGACTCCAACGAACAAGACATTTACTCATCGTTCTTTAAAGTCATACCCATATTCAATGAAATCGTCGTCCAAGACTCCATCTTCGTCTTTCATGACGTCAACTCCATCTTCTTCATCTTTAAAGAAATGGAATCTCATAACACTTCTCTCAAATCTATACTGAAATCAAACGACACCAATACACGAGCGAAATCTACCAAAAAAGTCCATATCGACGTCTCCAGAAATAAAGAATTCTCAAACAAATCTTTGAAACTCAAACACCGACGCAAAATGACTCGCAGGAAATAATCTTGATACCTTTATCAATATTATTGTTTTGGATTATTGCGGTGGGCCCTCTTGAGGTGGGTCTTGAGGTGGTTCTTGCTGTGGGTCTTGAGGTGGCTCTTGAGGTGGTTCTTGAGGTGGTTCTTGAGGTGGCTCTTGAGGTGGTTCTTGAGGTGGTTCTTGCTGTAGGTCTTCTTGAGGTGGCTCTTGAGGTGGTTCTTGCTGTAGGTCTTCTTGAGGTGGCTCTTGCTGCGGGCCTTCTTGAGGTAGGTCTTGAGGTGGTTCTTGAGGTGGCTCTTGTTGCGGTGGGTCTTGTGTTAAGTCTTGAGGTGGGACCTCTTCCTGTGTTGACTTCATTTGTTCAATTCGCTCCTTTTCCACACTCCCAAACTTCTCACGAATCGCTTCTTCGATCTCTTTCGGCGTCTTCATCATATTTGGCCTTGTTATTATATACTCTCGTAATTGTTGCTCCAATTCATGAATCACCTCGCTATCTCTTATTGATAAACTTACCATTATTCTCAAACATAATACTATCAACGAAAATAAATCCCACTTGAACATGCCCTCTTTCAATGACGCCTTCATTTGCTCCCACGTTTGTCCTGTTGTTGTGTCTTCCATATACGTCTTCATTATCTCTATATACTGAGCCATCGTCGACTCATCTACTACTGTTTTCAACGATGACTCTTCCACATAACTCATACACATCGCATCTATTTCTTCCTTTGTTGGCACTTGTTGCCGGGCTTCTGGCTCTAATTTTGTTATCATTGACAATATATATACCTCCATACTCCAATACAACTCCCCGTCATATTCCACGAAGATCTCTTCGTCTGTTGTATTATTGTCTTCTTTATCGAAAGACATACTGAAATCCGCTAACGCTAACGTTCCATTCATTTTATCATATGTAACCGTGTTTTCGTTGATATCCATGTGAACGATGCTGTGCTGCTCCAACGATGATAACATTTTTAATCCTTGAATAAAAGACTCCAACAATTGTGCTAATGTTAATTGGGGATTTTCTTGTTGGTCCAACTCTTCGAAATATTCTGTGATCGGAACTCCCTTGCTTCGACGCGTTATCATCATGTAGGGCGTCTCTGGATTCTCCATACAACGCTTCATTTCATCGTCCTCGATTGAACCCAATGTTATATCCTCTTTCTTCATTATTGTTGGAAATAATACACTCGAAAATGGAACGTCCGATAACTTACTCAATATACGCTGCTCATTCTCAAACGTCGGAGACGACATCTTCACTATTGTCTCGAATACCTCTGTGGGAGAATTTGACGCCTTTACTCGACACCCACGGTTGTGCTTATACAAATGACCTATGCTTTCTATTTCTTCGATTTGACCTCCTTGGACTGCTTCTTGCTCAGGCTCTTGTTGGACTGGATACCCACCTTGTTTTTTCCCTCCTTTAAATTCTTGCGATTGCGGTTGCGATTGCGATTCTCCTTCTAAAGTCATGCCAAAGGGTTCTACTAGGGAATGTTCAGCATTATGAGTAACATTGCTTCCTTCACTTGGCGTAAGAATCCCTTCATGAACTCTATAATATTCGGAAAGATAATTACTGTAATCAAAATAATCTACTTCGAAAATTTCATTTTTATTATATATAATTTTATTTCTATTATCTATATTTGATCTACTAATATGTCTTTTATTACGTGGGGTCAGCGGTGTACGTGTTTGATTTTTAATTTTGAAAGGCGTCATCGACATCTCTGTATTACTCGGCGTTCCTGGAACTGGTATTTTTAATTTTGGTGGAGGTGTGGAAGTACTTACAATAGTATCATAATTATCTTTACCTATTTTACTTTTTATATACATTATTGCGTTATAAACTTGTGTTTTCTCATTTTCTAAGGCGGATGAATCAGCACTTTCAATTGATCTTTTCAGTTGTTCTGCTAATAATGCTATAGACCTTGATGATGTTCTTTCAAACTTATTTAATAGTGATTCTTCTATATTTTTTTTCATTTCTTCCTTCCTTTTTATTAATTCTTCTACGTCTCTTTTAATTTTTTCTATTTTTTCTTTTATTTCTGTATCTTGCTGAATAATATATAACAAATCAGTACCCGTATCTACTACAACGCTACTTATTTTTTTATTTACATTATCTATCATATTATGTAAATGTTCTACGGGTGAAACGTCAGTCATGGCTACGGGTGAAACGTCAGTCATGGATGATAAGGAAATGTAAATAAATTTTCCACTGATTGAATGGAATGTCCTTCTCATTGTGGGATCATCTAATGCGATATCATCTACATATAATGCGATTTTATAATTATCAATATCTATACTTTTAATTATTTCTTTATCGGAACTACTCACTTCCGAAAGAGGATTATTTTCTATCTCATCTAACATTTGTTCCAATAATTCGAGCAATAATAAATCATTTTTGATTTTTCCTGTAATTTTTATGTCATTTATACATTTTCGTCTAATTTCTCTTTTTCGATTCACTTCACCCAAGACAATATTATATATTTGTTCATTATTTACATCTTGTGTTTGTTCATTATTTCCATGTCTACCAAAAAAATTCATCATTGTAAATGGATCATACATGCCGCCGGTTTTAGATTCGTCCTCAATAATATTAGTAATACTATTAATTTCACTTACAACATTAAGAACGCCTATTGGTGATATTGTAGGTTGAGGTTGTTCTCTGGCGGGACACATTCTGGATAATTCTCCTTGAAATTCTCTACAGTACGCCGAAATCACCAACGACTTTTTCTTCGTTTCAGCATCTTTTACCCCTAATAGTTCTATCATTTTCGCCGCAACATTATCAAAATACGTTTTATAATTATTACACTCACCAGTGGATATTATACTAATATCTTTAATATTATAAATAATATCAAAAGCACCACATTTTTTATCTATTATTGGATTACGAAGTGTTACTCTACTAAAATATTTATCGATGTCGTTTTTAATGTTTATTTCAATATGTTGTTCTAATTGAACTAAAGATGATATATTTTCTATGGTTTTTGGATCCACTTTTGGTTCTAGCTCTATAAATCTCTCTATTTCATTTATTGATTTTGATAAACCTTCTAATTTACTTTTTAGTTCGTTGTCTTTATCTGTTTTCTGCTTTTTTGTTTGTTGAATATCATTGTTTATTGGGTTCATCAATTCGTTGTATACGCGGTCTAACTCTTTTTTTTTTTCTATTACTGTATTATCTACATTTATTAACAGTAGTTTCAGTCTAGCTTTTTCTACGTTTACTAACTCTGTACATTTCTTTATATAGTATAATCTATTAAGTATGTGATTGATTTTATTATTAAACTTATCTATTTCAATACTATTATTGTTAATTAATCCTTCTGCTTCTGCTTCTGATACATCTACAGCTCCTGACGTATCAATGAAGGAAACATTCAAGGCGTCTAACCCGTCTTTATTTTTTTGTTTTACTCTCTTCAAATTATCCAAATTACTTAAGTCAATACCTAAATTTTTTAAGTCTTCAATCACTTTATTAAATTTGGCGTGTAGTTTGTTATACTGACCTTTTAATTCAGCTTTTTTGTCTTCTTTTTTGAAACTCGTAATTGTATGCGTTGCTCCATGCGTGAAAATTGAACTTACACCCACATCTATCGCAAACGCAAGAGCTATTTGATCAAGCGTTAAAAAATACACATCAGTTATATCAGGGATATCTTGGGAATTATCATTAACTTGGGGTTTACCTGTGGATGGTTCCAAGATAACCCACTTCATGTTTTTCACATTCAAACACGCCAACACTTGAAGCCAATCTCCCGACCGCTTTTGTTGTATCTTATAATTGAACATACTCGTGAATTCGTATTTTTTTTTGTTTTTTTTATATAAATTCTCTAAAAAATCTCTAATTGTTCTTATATTGTTCTCAGTTTTGGGGTCTTTTATAATTACCTTATCGGAAGATCCATCACGAATAATTAATGTGCACCCTTCGCCCTCCGTATCAGTCAATAACTTAAATTCATAATTCGAAAACCAACTTTTATCTGGCTCAGTTCCATATACTGTATTAAACTCATCTTGTTCTTTTGGCCATTTATATGTCAAAATTTGAGGCTCTTTTGGTTTTATGAATTTTAACAACACACCACCGTTATTGCTCGCCAATTTTGCACTCCATGCCCCTTTTCCTGACGCTGGATCATTACGCATTTCTACGCAATCTATTACGTATATTATGAATCGTTGGGATGTAGAAGTATTTGTAGTAGCTTCTCCAATACCATTATCGTATATATTTCCACACTCTTCTTTCAATAACGGCCAAAAACTTAATGCTACAGCATCTGTTAACATCGCTGATCCATGTTTGATACCCAAATTATTCAACAACTCAACTACCTGTTGTGTTTTTACCTCTTGTGTTTTATCGACGGCATTTTTGTCGATAAATTTTCTCCCCATACTGAAAACTTTATCATTTTTATTCGTCAATGATCTTTGTTGTTCTTGATTGTTAATGTTAATATTTAATATTTCTCCTGAGGCGTCATTACTGTGGGGATACTTTGCCGGATGAAAATTATTTATATTACTTCTATCTGATAATACTTCTATTTGATCTATCAGACAACTTATTTCATTTTGGCTGTTCCCTTGTTTATACGGTAATCCTTCTTTAACATTAGCTATTTGCTTGCCTTTATCTATTTGATTTGTTCTATTTGTGTATACATTGATCCCACCAAAGTCGTGTTCAAAATCTGAACATGCCAATGTTGCGATATTCCTTTTTTTAATATCCATTGGATTATCACTCATTATATATACTATTACTACTCTTTTTATAATCTTTTTTCGGTTTCCTTATAAAAAAATATCCTTTTTATAAAAACGCCATTTTAAATATTCACCTATTCTTTCTTTTTATCCTACACCTTATTTATTACACCTTATTTATTCCCTGTTTCACATTGTAAAACCGATGGCTAAATGTCGTCTTCAACTTTTCCAAAAATACCTCGCCATTTATCTTTCGATGAACCTCACGCAACCTCATTATCTCTCCCTTTATATCATCCTGATGACTCTTACAAAACTCATTGTATACCTTCGCAGGAATTATCTCTAAATCTGTCGCCTCCACCGTTTTTGACTTCTCCTTAATCTTCTCTATAATATATCCATCAATTCTTCTCAAAAATTGCTTCGTAAATCCCTTGTATTTCTCTTGTCGCTTTTCTTCTTCATCACTCTTTTCTTCTTGCCTCTCGTCTTCTGTCTCCATCTTCTTTTTATAATAAAACTTCGAACTTTTATACATTTTTTCTTTTATTACTTCATCTTCCCATGTACAACCTTCGCCTTTTAATCGAACTATCTCACTCGATACCTTCAACTGAATCTCTCGAGTGCTTATCCAACACTTCCACTCTTCCTTGTATTTCTTACGATCATCAAACCTATGAATACGCGTAAACTCCTGAATCTTTGACATCATCTCCGGAGTAAAATTATATCGGATGGACTTGATTCTTATTTTCTTTTGTTGCTCCATTTTGTATTTATTCTATGTTGTATCTATTGTATCTTTCTTGGTTATACCATTCAATATTTTCTAAAAAAGTTCATCAATTTTTTAGAAACCAAAATATCAATATTTGTATATTCCTAACGCGAAATATAACACCGTAAATAACACCGCAAATACTAAACAAAATAATACTATAAACCTCGTCGACCTATCTATCATATATAATGTCATTAACCCTAACATAAATGTCAATGCCGTCCCTATCAAAGCATGACGCGAAAAATCCGCTATGGATACCTTTCCATACCTCGACGCCATGTTTATGAAAAAGAAAAATGTCAATGGAACCGCCCACACAAACGCCAATACTCTGAAAAATATTGGACTCTTCTCTCCATATATACTCGACAAATATGACACCAAACCCAACACTAAACCTCCCAATATTGTGTCAAATATTACCGTCCTCGTCGGAATCATCTCCTAATATATTTATACATTTTTTTATCGCTTCTTATGTTTGGTTTTTGTATGTTTGGCTTTGTATGTTTGGCTTTGTATGTTTGGTTTTTGTATGTTTTTTTATATAAATAGTATATAATGAATAGTCCACCATTCTTTCCGTACACCAGAGAACTAAATAATTTAGAGATAACTGTTCCAGTTCAAGGAGATCATCCACCAATCGTAACTTCTCCTATGAATGTTATTAAACTCCCTGTCCGCCGAAATGCGTATTATACAACTGTTACAGGCATACATAGTGATGGCGATACAAATTATATAATAGGAATTCGTGATAGTAGAGGAAATATAGAAGCATATCTCGGTTCAAATGCTGTTAGTTTAAATCAAACAGATTTACTAAAGGATATTGACGAAGGGTATTTGGAGTTTCTACAAGTTACAACATATGATGAAATATTAAATAATATTGAAACTAGATTAACAGAATATCAACCAAATGAAGATTTGAACCCACAACAAGTAGAGACATACAGAAATGCTATGGCTACAGCAATCGAACAAATTAAAGAAATGAAACGTGATTTCCATTCTAGCTTGAAAGATAGACGTTTATATCATTACGGAATGAGCGGAGATGGACAATGTTTTGATGGAGAAACACACCAATATATAGGTAATTATCATCGCGAAAAAGACCATCCCGCTTTAGTTAATTATGTTTACGAAAATTTGTATAGAACAATTACTTTGAGAGATCAAGCTATAAATGATGTGTATACTAGATATGCTATAGGAAAAGCCACTCGTGGTGTTTTAGATTTAAAAAGATTTTTCAGCACACACGGCGGAAAAAGGAACACTAAAAAACGAAATAATACAAAAAAATCATCCAAAAAGAAAAGCAAAAGAACACATTGAAACAAGATTCAAAATGTTCACTAGCATAAATATCTCATAAATATAATATTTGAAATTATATTTATAATATCACTCCTTCAAGAGGGTTCGAACCTCTGACCTTTCGGTTAACAGCCGAATGCTCTACCTGCTGAGCTATAAAGGAATCTTTTTAAGGGTTAGAGTTAAAAGAAGGTTAAGAGAAAGGAAAAAGGAGAATAAAGGAATCGAACCTCTTTCCTCTCGTAAGCCATACGAGTGCTCTGCCAGTGAGCTAATTCCCCGTATATTTATTTTTATTATTTTTTATATTTCTACATATCGGATTCTCTTTATATTTATTTTTTTCCTTTTTATATATATGGAAAGTCCTTTTTATGACGACGATGGTGTCGGCTCAACCAAATCTACATACAAAATGTATTTACAATCCATCTTAGACACCAAAGATAAAACCTACAAACATATTGTTCTCTTAAATACTATGCCAAAAGGACCCCTCGCAAATATGGTCAAACATATGACTTCACCACCTCTCAGCTCATTCAAATCCTCTATCTCTCATACAGAATGTATTTATGCCCTCCTCAAATATCCCACCAAATCCGGCATCGTCGAATATATGACCTCCGACGATATACCCGCCATCATCGGATACCTCGAAAATAACGGATACCATATCTACCCCTCCAGAAAAAATATCAACGTCTTTGATCCATCCACTATACTACTCTTCTCTTATTCTAACTCCTTGTAATCGAAAAAAGATATAAATATTTACCTACCATAATATCTATATCTCTATGAAAATACTCCTCTTTATTATTCAATCCATTCTATTTCATATCCTCCCTTATTCACACAATGTAGCCAACTCATTCTATTGCCTACAAAAAAATTCCGAACCTAAACACAATATGCTACGAAGAAGAATTCTCGTTTCCACTCTCGAAATGAGAACCAAAAAAAATAACGATAATAATAACGGAGGACATACCAACGGAGGTGTCCTCAAAAAAAAATTCATCTACTACCCACGCGGACATAATCAAAAAAAATATGTCGAATTCCTAGAAAACTCCAACACATCCATCATTATCGGCACCGGACCAGCCGGCTGCGGAAAAACCCTCTTCGCGTGTAGTGCCGCAGTTCAAGCTCTCAGAAATGGCCACGTCGACCGGATTGTAATGACTCGACCTCTCATCTCCGTCGATGATGAAGAAATCGGATTCTTACCCGGCTCTCTCGTACAAAAAATGGACCCGTGGACTCGACCCATCTTCGATGTCCTCGGCGAATTCTACTCCAAAATTCAAATACATTCTATGATTCAAAATGGCGTCGTCGAAATATCACCACTCGCCTATATGAGAGGACGCACATTCAAAAGAGCCTTCGTTATTGCCGACGAAATGCAAAACTCGTCCCCTAATCAAATGCTCATGATGCTCACTCGCATCGGGGATAATTCCAAACTTGTCATCACCGGCGACGTCATTCAAAGCGACCGCACTGGAATAAATGGCCTCGGAGATCTCATACACAAAATTCATCGAGCCAAAATTCGCAACGCCTCGAACTACGACTCCATACAAACTGTCCATCTCAATAATCAAGACGTCTATAGAAGCAATGTCGTCAAACAAATACTCGATATCTATCAAACACCTCATCACTCTATCGACCCTGTAAACGAACTCGACCCTGTGAAACATCTCGGTTTTAATTCTTCGAAAAATCGCCCTTCCAGCGATGACGCAGCACTCATGCCTATCGAACATATTAGACCCACCATTTTCTAATTCATCATTTTTATTCTTACTGTATTCCTTATATCAATATTTCTTGTATCAATTCTTTATTTTATATATAAAAAATTGATTCTCTTTTTTACATTCTATACATTAGCATATACCACCAAATAATCATACAATCAAATATTCAATATGTCGAGCGTAAGAAAACTTCAAAAGTCTAAGAAATTTACCAATATGTTTGCCGTGTTAGATGATAGCGATGACGAAAACTCTCATTCTGTTGCTACAAAAGCTTCTAAGAAAAAGAATAAGAATAAATCTTGCGTGCCTTCAGTTGTAGCCGTCAAAATTAAAGAACCTCCCACCAAGGGTGTATCGTATGCTAAAATGGCCGCCAATGATATGAAATTGGAAACTACCATCGCCTTTAAAAAAATATCTGTTGATCCATTCCCACCCAAACCTCGCGTCCTCGATTTGTCAAACAAAAGAAGCTGGACCGATATGATGAACGATACCGACTCCGATGAAGATGATGATGACTACGATGATTACGAAAATGTCTGGAAAATTTAGTCTTTATATGTAGCTAGTCTTTATATGTAGCTAGGCTTTATAGGTAGCTAGGCTTTTTTACTGTAAGAAACTCAGACATATATCTCGATAAGTATTTATCCCCTATTACTTTTTCAACGCTCAGCGTCTTTGAACTATTCTCGAATATCATATTTATTCTCTTACTACGTGTGCTCATAATTACACCTTCACGCAGTATTTCACACATATCCGGCTTCGTTATATCCTTGTTGAATATAAATGTTTTTTGACCTCCGGGAATATATCCCTGATCTATCGCCCAATTTCGAGCTCGCTCTTTCTGACTTCTTCGTGTTCCTAAATTCATCGGATATTTATATATATGTTTTCTTTTATCTCTCCATATATCTTCAGCCATTTTTTCTTCAATTTTTTGTTCACGCATGACGAAATATAACCCTACAAAACCCTCGGAATAAATCTTGGTAAACCACTCTCTCTGGATGCTCTATCATATCACATATCACATTTGTCCATAATGTTATACTGTTTGACACTAAAAGCAACAACACGTCTAACTCTAATTCCATTATATCATATAACACGCTTCCTTTTTGTTGTTTTCTATTCACACATAATAATATATCTTTTCACTCTCAAACAATATAAATAAGAATGTTCTATATATATTGGTCTTTAGACCGGCGGTCTTATGGTCTAATGGTTATGACTGCGGACTTTGAATCCGCCAGCCTGGGTTCGATTCCCAGTAGGACCTCGCACTGTATTTAATACACTATCTATAATGTATTAAATTCTATTAGCTTGTTAGGGTTAGGGGTTTTATGCTTCGCCTTCTTATTAGTTTATAGTCTTGGTAAACCCTTTGGCAATCCATGTCCGTAGAAAAGCATGTAAATCAAAGCAATAGCTCCGATCAAAATACTTCTCTTCTCAGCAACCGCTGGAGATTGCTTCAACAAAAACACCATTAGGACGTATAATAATACACCCAAAATTAACGCATGCAACAAATGGATCAATCCTCTTTCCATTATTATATATACCTTCCAAGAGATTTTTTTGGAACTTGTTTAAGACTTTCCTTTCATTTGTTGTTTGTTAGTGTTTG